TAGCTTGGCCTGCATAGAATTGGGCTTCCATATCATTACCTAATTCCTTAGCCTTAAAAAAATTCTCTTTAAATTCTTCGAGACGTTTTTCAACTTTCTCTTTAAGTTCTTCCGCCCTTAACATTCCTGGCCTCCTTTCTCTTGCTGATTATTTGCCTCTATGAATTTCTCAAATAGTCCTTCAATACCATGAATATTACCGACCCATTCAAGAGTATATCCATTAGGATATAGTTCAAGGTATCTCTTCTTTCTTCTTTGATTAAAACCTACAGTACTGTGTTCAATGTCAGTGAATGAATCCCATTTCAATAAAATAGGATCTGTAAATCCTAAATCACTTTTTGCAAATCCTTCTGAACTACAGAAATGTGAATCTATAATATTGCCAGTATCTCCATCAATCGAATATGCTTGACAGCCGAACTCAGTGTAATTAGTAATTACTCCATAAATGACAGGTAAATTATTTTCTTGATTACTCATTACTTTCTCCTTCCTTAACTTCAATATGAAGCTGACTAACTGGGTAGTACTCGGTTATTTCATTATCCTTGATGTAATCAATAGCATCTTCAATGTCTAGAAATGTACTATCAAGAATTACCTCTTGCGGATCAGCTTGACCTTTAGTTATATAAATACATTCAAGTCTTATCTGAAACATTACTTTCTCCTTTCTGTATGTCGTGTATAGATTCAATTTTATCAGCATTCTGATTCATTAAGATTAGATGCTGTTGGGCCACCTTAGCGATTTCAAACGAAGATTTGATTTTTTGATAGTCAATTGAATCGTTGGGCGTTTCATAGCTTTTATTCTCTTCAAAGAACTTAACCCAATCATCTGTTTTCTTTTCTCTACAGCCGATTTTAATAGTCTCCATGTAAACAATTATTTGCCACTTACAATAGCTGTTTATGACTATGCCCTGGACTATCTGGTCGCCATTGACTCTCTGGTAGCCATTGACTCTCTGGTCGCCCTGGACTATCTGGTAGCCATTGACTATCTGGTCGCCCTGGACTATCTGGTAGCCCTGGACTCTCTGGTAGCCATTGACTCTCTGGTAGCCATTGACTCTCTGGTCGCCCTGGACTATCTGGTAGCCATTGACTATCTGGTAGCCCTGGACTCTCTGGTCGCCATTGACTCTCTGGTAGCCCTCGACTATCTGGTAGCCATTGACTCTCTGGTCGCCCTCGACTATCTGGTCGCCCTGGACTATCTGGTCGCCCTGGACTCTCTGGTAGCCATTGACAAAAAGGTTCTTACACTGAATTGATCCTGTTTTAATTAATTCACCTTCCAGATAAATATTCTCATCCGGCATGATGATATCTTGTCCTTCTTTGAAGTCTATTACCTTATATTGAATTCCGTAAATGTTTATCGTTTTCATTGTCTTATTGTTTTGTTGTCTTGCTTATAACAAATGTAACAAAAGAATCTATACAGACAAATTTTTTCCGTAATTTTTTACTGAATTTTTTCAGGGCATAAAAAAACCAGGGGTGACTCCCCTGGCAACTTTAAATGAGAAAAAACGACCGGTCTTATCCGGAAGTCACATAAATGTAATTGATGTACTTTAAAATTCAAACTCGAGGGAATTCTAGAATTTCTAGAATAAAAGAAGCCAGGCCGTCATAGCCTGGCTAAATGAAAATTACCATGTTTAACCTTACCCAAAGGTTATTCAAATATATGTGTTTGGCAACTATATACAAAGTGGGACAAAGGAAAAAATGCTGGCTCTAAATGCATATGCTTGCATTTTTTCAAATCACGGTAGATCCCTTGTGCCATGAAAGACTCGTGATATTTCGGGGAACCTACGGAATGTCAAAGAACATTCGCAGCTGCCAGTGTCGCCGATCATCTACAACGGCGCCCCTGGCATACGGCCAAAACCGACTGCTATTTACACACGCGTATTAGTTTTAAGGTTTCTGAATACACAAAAACCGATTAATTATTTTCCATTCTCACCAAGCCAGTAATCTAATTCCCATTCACTTATCTCAAGCTGATCTAACGCTATTCTCTTAAGCAAGAGAAACGAAATTCTTTTAAACCCGGTAGGTATCTGGATCAATGAGGAATCTTTTAGGACCCAAATATCTTTTCCATTCCTTTTACCTAAAGGGTTTCCGCCGTGTTTATAGATAAGATCTTCTACTGACTTTTTAGAAAACGTGTACATATAAAAATACTGAAATCAAGCGTATGCCAGAACCCTACTCATACTTGGATTAAATACTGGACTATTAAAAAGTTTTGGCTTTTTAAATGTGTTATCGGATTTTTTCCATCCAAGATTTCTTAATGCTTCTTCCAATGTACCTAACTCAGAATGAACCTGAAAAAAAGTGTCTAAGGCCGATTTTAGGTCATTGATTGCATCTTCCTCGCTGACTTTAGAATATCCGATTGTCTTAAAATGAGGACTAAACAATATCCATTCCCCATCAGACTCTTCAACACTTACTTTTAAATCATTAATTTCCAAGGAAATCGTATTGCCGAAACTATCACTTACTATTTTTAATCTAGTATCCATAATTCTCCCCCCTTACTCAAGTTGTTTGTGTGACACAATATATAGGTTTTTTATCTCCTTTAAAATCACCTATACTATCACTAACGAAAAAACCCCACCAAAAGATGATCTTTCTTAAATCCCTTACTCTCCAAGAACCTTCACAAGCTAACATTGTTGTCTATTATCAAGCAGTCATTAAATAATGGTATTTATTAGTAATTTTTCGTTGAATTGAAAAATTGACTGCCTCACTAGGTAGAACTTGGCCAGATACCTTTCTGATTTTGATTTTCTTTGACTTCAAATATTCTTCAATGGTACCACGCTTTTTGACTGATTCAAAAAGACACATTATAGCCTTCCGAAAATTTATAGAAGCTTCATCGCTCGTTGATCCACTTACGACAATATTTAAATCAGGTGAGTGAACTATAAAGTCTCCTTGATCAATATAGCTAGAAGCTATTACCTCAAACATCGTCTTAGTTGCTTTCATGTCATATTCACATTTAGTTGTCATGCAAAATTACAGGTTTTTACAATTATAAAAAAAGCCCGTCGTTTCCGACAGGCCCCTTAACCAACTTGCAACTGATAAACTATTGCATTACTATGCAAAAGAATCACAATAAAGTGATTCTAATTCTTATTTTCAAGTTTCTGAAGGTTTTCCTTTAAATACTTAATCAGAATTTCACCTTGTTCAATATCGGCATCAAGTATATTAATACTGTGCTCAAGCTGCCTGCTATGCCTTTTGGCAAGGTCATTTGCCAGATGCTCACGCTGTGCCTTCATTTGATTGAGCTCAAAGGTCGCCTCACCGAGCTCGGTCTTAATTGTGTCGATTGTCATACTTTGTTTGTCATTTATGGTTACCTTCAATACCTCATCGAATGTGGCGTTGATTTTGAATTTCTCATTGTATCGATTCTTTCTTTTAGTCATACCTCATGTTTGTTAATTCATCATAGCTTAAAGGCGCCTCACTGCTTTCCAGGAACTTATGCATCCTTTCTGATGCACTCATAGCCCGGGCATTGAAAACGGCAGCAAACGCATTCAAATACCTGTGCAAATGCTTTTCGCTTATCTGGTGGTGAACACCGTATATGGAACGTTTAAAGAGACTCCAAAAATTTTCTATGCTATTAGTGTGTACCTGGCCATCGACATACTTCGAAAGGCGGTGCAATATGGTGGCATGGTTGTACCTCTTGTTCAGGTCCATGTATGACTTATTCTCATCGGTGTATATGGTGGCACCTGCCGGTACTTTCTGATTAATGAATTCCAAGAGGTGCTTTTTCTTACCGCTGGGCATGTACCTTAAAACGATTTGACCGGATCGCTCCATGATACCCATGAGCATTTTTTTAGGCTTGTAGGGTGTGCCATCATTTCTAAAATTACCGTTGTTCGGGTCACGCTTGCGGCCAAAGTGTTTGTTCTTCTCCTTTCCATCAATCCAAGCTTCATCAACCTCAATGGGTCCGGAGCAATCCAAGAACTCAGGTTGTTGCTCCTTAAGCATTTCGCGGATTCGGTGCATCATGAACCAGGCTGTTTTCTGTGTGATGCCTAGCAATTCAGCCAGGTAGGGACTAGTGACGCTTTTCTTACTTGTGGTTAGGATATAGATCGCCCCGAACCATATTCTCAATGGCTTCTTAGTATTCTGAAAAATAGTTCCGACCAACACCGTGAATTTTTTCCTGCAGTCTTTGTTACTGCACTTATAACCACGATTCGTTTTGTAGGGCTTTTCACTTTGGCAATGCGGGCACCTGGGCTTGCCGTTCCATCTAATTTGTTCGTAGTACTCGATTGCCGTTTTTTCATCACGGAAATAATCGAGCAAATGAGGTAGGGATTTGAAATTCATGTCGTAAATAATCGTTGTCACTTCAAAGATAAGACATGTCCCAATAACTACCTAATTTTTTAACAACTTTAAAATTCAAGTTCAGTTTCCAGCAGATCAGGCAGGTCCATTTCCAGGCCCTCGCATACCTCGAGTAAAAAAATGAAGCTGGGATTTACCCTGCCTCGCTCGAGTCTATTAATTGAAGGCTGATCCTTACCGATCTTATGTGCCAAATGCGTTTGTGAAATTCCCATTCGTGTGCGTACTATTTTTACTTTTTTCCCTAACTCTTGCAACCTCCCGTCATCTTTCACAATGAAAAGGTATTCTATTTCAAACAGAACAATTATAACCGATTTGTTATATTTGTAACAAAAAAATTGATCTATATGAAAGTTTTTAAAAAACCATTCAAGAGGCCTTACCTATTGACAATGGTCTTTTTATTTGGTGCGTTGATGTTTAGCCGATCTGTGTTTTCCAATCCTGAGCAAGGTACTATCGTATCACTGCACGAGCGTCTTATGACAAAGTACTTTGAGGTAACGGCCAATGATGTGAAAATATCATACGATCATGGAACAACGTTAATGGTCAACCTTACTTATAAAAACATTGATTCCAAAAATCGGAAAATTGAAAATGGACATGTATTCGTAAAAGGCAAGGGCGGTAAGACCTACAAGATTGATGTTACTTTAACTAAAACATCGAACGCGGTTCATATGCAATTAAAAACCCAAACATCAATCAAAATCGATATAGCATTTAAGATCCCTAATAGTATGTCAGGTAGGATATATTATCAACCGGCCGACTCATATGAGGGGTCTTTCATAGACTTAGGAGAATTATATTGATTTTTAACAAATCTGAAATATTATGTGTAATGAAGATTTTAGAGAATATGCAGAAATGCTTCAAAGAAACCTCGGTTTGATACCTGAATTTATCATTTATGCTGAAGCCTACTTAAAAGACGTTGGCATCGAACCAAATGAAGAAAATCAGGAAGAATGTATGGAGCTCTTACTGAAGTTTGCACAGGATCTAGCTAAGGAATCTGATTGAGAGATGCATAAGATGCCCACACATTCAAACGACTCGGTATTGCTCTTGGTATTCATTGGGGTCATAGTATTGGTAACTGCCATGCTACTGAAACACGACAAAAAGAAAGGTTCCTGACGACCACTTATTGAGATTGTATTTTTAAGTTCTTAAAAATTCACTACATTCAAGCATTGGCTTGCTGGGACAAGCAAGCTGGTAGATCAGCTGTACCTATACGGTGTCATCGTATCGGGTACCGCACTCAGTGGGGCCGGCTATATGCCGGCTCTGTTTTTTAATAGCGATGTCAAATTAAACTTTACGATATGATAGGATGGCAAGATTACTATGAGTACATGCATAGTGTACAAGAATCAATGATCGAAAACATGAAACCGATTGTTGATGATGATCCAAGCACTCAATACTTAAAAAGGTCGAATGAAAAGATCAAATTGGAACGGCAATTTGCAGAAGCATCGATTCAATTCATGCAATCAAATGGTATACCTGCAAGTCATGAAAATTATACAATCAGTACTGCGATGATGCTGCCGTTATTAAATGAATTATATAGAAAGCGGATGACTATGTGAATAAGTCGAATACTTGTACATAACCATGTTGAAAACAAAACCCTGTCAAATTGATTGATAGGGTTTTTTGTTTGTAAATTGGTCCGGAATAAAAAAGACCCCATCAATTAAGATGGAGTCTTCATATCCAGTGATGAAAGCCGTATAGACACCAGTTTAGAAAGCTGGCGCTCGCAAAGCATGTCGGTTCGAATCCCATCTGGACTACTATTTATTGGCGCAGTGGCGAAATCGGTAAACGCATCAGATTTTGACTCTGATATCCGTCCCAGGATTTGTCGGTTCGAATCCGACCTGCGCTTCTATTTATCAGTGCCGTGTCCGAGTGGCCAGGTAATGTGGTTGCCCCCCATTTACACCGGTTCGAATCCGGTCGGCACTTCAAAGATAGGCTTTTAGGCCTATCAAGTATTGGGGGAGTAGCTCAACCCGGATAGAGCGTCTGACTTAAAATCAGAAAGTTGCGGGATCGTACCCCGTCTCCTCCACCAATTTTATAAGGGCTTAATTGCCCTTTTTTCTTTTAAGGCATCATGATGCCGTTGTTACAAACTTATCTATAGTTGCCGAAAAAAGGCAACTTTTATCAAAATATTTTTAAGAGGTTAAAAATAAACCTTGTCCCACTTTGTATATAGTTGCCAGTGCCTTATAACCACCGAGATAAAGGTACAAAAAAAACCAGCCGATTCAGAATCGACTGGCCAATAAACACACACATTTTAAAAACGTTAGGATAACCCAACACATGAAGATAAACATATTTTTAACAAGTACAAAATAATTACCGCAAAATGTACGGCGCTATCGTTGATTGTCCAAGCTTGCGATTCTTACGCACCCAATTCCAATATACTGCTGCATCGAATATATTAGGTGACTTACCGCCCAAACGCTTTTTGATTTGATCCTTAGACTCGATTTTGATCATCTTGTCTGATATGCTGTACTTCACCAATGTACACTGCTTGACAAATTCCTGAAGCGTTCTAGGATCAGCGATATCGACAATGAAATCACGATGCATAAGATCCAGACGGAATTGAAACATCATTTGCGCCCTGAGTGATGCAAAGGTGTATTTGGGGTTACCCTCGCGATCAACGGGTATACAGTCCATATCAGGACCACCTTGCAAACCGATCACACTATAGTTCAATCTTGCAAATTCGTTAATGGTACCAACACCAACACCAACTGCATCGACTCCTACGGATTGATGATCAACACCCTGATGCTTTAACTTCCAAGTATGATAAATCGGAATACCGTGTTGCCTCAGGTGCTCATCATCATTCACCAGATTATCAGCCAGGGCATTTGCGTTTGGACATTGGAATTCATTGATGCGAGTCATCACATTACGCTTACCCCACACCAAACAGGCCTTATCACCAGCCTCAGAGTTGGCCACGTCAACACCTAGTGCATTATTGCAATCTACTATGTGCTTATTAGTGCCGTCATCGTTCAGTTCATTCTGATCGAGGATGTTATGATCATATTCCTTACGCTGAGTACAGCAAGCTACTATCCATTCATGCATGATCAGCGAGTCACTGGATTGTGCCGGTGCAATACCTCGAGCTCGAGACTTAAAGAAGGGTGAATCTTCTCCATATTCCTCACGCCGTTCATCAATCGACTGAATGGTAACAGCCCCGGGAATGATTTCTTTTTTGTTGACTACGTTAGGGTGATCATAGCCTGATATGATGATGTGGTGAGTATTAGGACGCTCACAAAACAGGTGTAATGCATCGGTTTGAGAATCAGGGTTACCAATGGCACATATGACATTGTTTTCACCTGTACAAGTGTTCACAATGGCTTTCACTACTGCGGGTGATATCCCGGCAGTTTCTTCGAGTAAGAAAAGCATATTTTTGGCATGGTATCCCTGCATCTTTGTGGCTGACTCCTCATCGGCACCGACTCCGGAAACCACACCGATCATTTGGTGCGCGTCGTTACCTTCCTCATCCATGTGTTTGTTCAACCTCATACGTCCATCCGGAAGTATTCGTAAGCTGTACAGCTGGGCACGGTTGTTCATTTTCCTGAACTTTTTAAAGCCCTTGGCCACTTCTTTCCATAGAATAGTTTTGAGTTGTGTAAGCTTTGGAGCTGTGGCTATCACTATTGAGTCCTCATATACATCCAAGAACCAATAGGCAAGGCGGGCCACCATGTAAGTCTTGCCGGTGCCCGTGGCTGACTCAATGCCAACGTTCTGTTTATTGGCTAAGGCCTTGCATGCTTCCAAGAATGGGTTCACTGTTCCATCCCATTGGTGATTTTCATATCCGCCATGTACTGTCCAGTCCAGTGAGCCGATCGGTTCCTTAAACTTTTCTATCATCCACTTATCGGGATATCGCTGGTAATACTTTCTTTCAACTACTTTGTGTAATTGTTCCAGCATTTGCCGCCTTGTAACGTGCGGATGATTTGTGACTGTCATTCGTCTTTCATTAAGTCACCCAATTTATCAACATCAATGTCAACCAGGTTTTCCCCGGCTGCTGCCTGCATTTTCTTTATACTCTCAATGATTTCTTCCTCGGTCAGCTGGGCACCGCTGTCATCATCAATGATACTCCTGGGGTCAATGGTGCCATACATAAGGTACATCATTTTCATTTTTTCCCTGGTTGCCATCATGGCCCCTCTATAATCCTGTTTACTGACTAGCATAGTGAACAGCATTTCCATGCGCCTCTCATACATGGCAGCCTCTAGCTTAGGTTTCATCCTGTAGTTGTATACTATCTGTTCTTTGGCCTTACTGATAAGGTCGTCAACGATGCTGGTATTCTTAATGTCTACCGCAGACCATAAATAGAATTCCGGTATGTCCAGCATTTCCGGGCTTTTCTTCAGCTGGTCTTGTATGGCTCGGATCTTCTCAATGATTTGTTCACGGGTGAGGGCCAGGACCAGCCAGCCCATAACATGCTCAACCTGCTTTAAGAATTCCTTATCCTCTTTGGTTTGTGGACGCTCAACCGGTTTGATCGGTAGTATCCCCAAAGGCTTGATCGTGGGTCGCTCAACCTTTGGCAAATCAATCTTAAGTAGCTCTTTTTTGAATTTGCGGTCTTTCTTAACCTGTTGCCTGTAAATGTTGACCCATTTATATTTTTTGACATATCTATCAAGCTGCCTTTTGGACACGTTGAACATAGGCGCCATAATCTCAAATATCTGATTATCAGTACCTCGCGGGCATTCTTCATAGAATTTCTTGTGTACCCTTAATTCAATCGGTGTAATCGCACCTTCCGCCATAAATCAACTATATGTCGAAAAATAGTAAAAAACTTGACACATTCTTTTGTTACATGTCAAAGATCGGCTGCACCCAATTTGTAACAAGTGCGTTTATGAGGCGCAAACATCATATTTATCGAAGATTTTTCATTTTTTGCCGCGTGTCAAACTTTCGTTATCGGGTTGAGGGACCCAGGCATTATTTCTCAATTGTTGGGTTCTTCAATTGATCAAGATATCGGTTCTTTTTGGCAATCTTACGGTTTAATGCTTCGATCTTGATTTGTGTTTGTACCAAATCACCTTTTAGGCTTCTTAACTGACGACCGTAATGTCCAAGATCGTTTGTGCACAGTAAGATTTTTTCGTTGATCTCCTCTTGGGTTAATTGCTTTTTATCTCTTTGCATAACGGTTTTTTTTAAGCCCGTCTTTCCAGGCTGTCAGTCTTTGAACACCTTAAGCCATACAATGGGCAGACTCTAAGTCTGCGAGAGGAAGCCATAATCAGATGTCCCAATGCCTAAGATGAACCCGACAAGGTTCGCCTCATTTTATCCTCTCAAATAGTTCTTTTCAACCAATGCTTTAGGCTACTCGCTCACGGTCGTATCTGTGAAATCCGAATAGTTCAGGTGTGGGCTTTCACCTAAAGCTGATTGTGGCGATGGCAGGAATCGAACCTACAACCTTACGGACTCCGCAAGTGCATGAGCGGGGCTAACCAATATCCCCATCATCGCTTCTTTAAATAAGTTAGGAAATAAACAGGATTCGATACCTGTAACCGTTCATGACCGGATATTTCGTCTTCTACTAGAATTACCTATCCGTTACATGGCGCTCTGTACAAAGCACCAATGTTCACTATAGACCCTCCTGCCCTCGCAGGTGTGCAGTATTACACCAAATCACCAACTAATATGCGTTACTTATCACAAGCTGCATGGGTTAGTCCCCACCGCTACGCGCTTCCGCCACTATTCCCTATTGATTAAGTCAATTTTCCAGGTCACGTCTTGATCCTGGTCAGTAGCCAAAGACAGGTTACCCTAATCCTTGGCTATTTTCGGTTTTTAATTCTCGCATGCTTAACTGTTTAGGTTCCTGTTTCTTTACCTGTGCAGGGTTGAATAACTGACCCTGTTTGATATGGTTCTTTAACCTTTCGACCCCTGCTTTATAGTAGTCTTCATCAATCTCCCATAGGTCCAGATCAAAGCCTAAATCATAACATGCTATTGCTATGCTCATAGAGCCTCCATGAGTGTCTAGAATCCTATCCCCAGGTTTGGCATAGTTCTGTAATAGCCACTTGTAAAGGGCTACAGGTTTTTGTGTGGGATGAATGCGCTTATCAATACCAGTGTTATCCCAATTAATTTTTCCCCCTTGCTTGTTACCGCTCCATTTATATCTAAAAACTGTGATTCTTTTTTGAAGTGAGCAGCTCGCTAAGTCACCATGAGAGAAGTTAATTTTGGTTCCTTAAAAATCAGTTTCCTTGTCATGAAATATTCTACCTTTGGATGTGATATAACTCGCATAGTAATTACAACCCCAGATGATTTGGTTTTCAGTCACTAAATGAAGTGATTTAAAATAGTTCTCTTTAGGAATAGAGTCATTCCAATCCTTGTTTTTATGTATTGATGGGTACTTTTTACCGTTAGCTTGAGGAAAGTTTTTACCCGCGGCACCACTTCCATTAATCATATCAAGACCAATTCCATACGGAGGATCCACAATGGCCAAATGGTAGGACTTCTCTTTCATGGATTTCATAGCTTTCATACAATCCCCATGATACAGGTTAATATTTGGTGTCTTGCTTACGTTCATAGACTCTCAGTTTTCTAGATCAAAATGATCAACAATATACATCAAACAATCCTCAGTTGACTTGAATCCGGTTTTCTGTTTGACTGCATTGATAAGGTTGTATAACCGCTTTCGGTTTTCCTCACGCATTGGCAGGTCAAAGTGCACATGCCCATGGTCAGTGATTACTCCTGATCCTGATTCAAAGGGTTTGACATCCTTTACAGCGACATCAATCGTATCAGCTGCGTTAGTGATATCAGCTGCAATACGATCGATGTTCACACCTTCATATGACAGTGTGCTTTTAAGCCAATCGTTATCGATTCCCTTGACGAACTTGATCATGTTGTCACGATCGATTTTACCATACTGTGAGGTGATCACCAGCAAACGCTGTTTAGCTTCTTTTCGGCTTTTGGCCAGGATTTCAATGTATGGTATTTCGAAGGGCTCGACCTCATGCTTAGTAAGGGTTATGATACGTTGGTGGCCATCGATGCAATGGGCGACTTTGCTTTTGTCAAACCATACGATAATGGGTACAAAGAAACCGTTGTTTTCGATTGAGTTGAGCAGCTTATTTTCATCCTTTTGTGATAATGTCTTCAGATCACCCTGCAGTAACTGAACCGATCTGTAATCAATACACGGCAGGTCATTAGGGTTAATAATTTTCATGTTTGGTTTTTTTAACAACATAAAAAAAGCCGATTAAAAAACCAGCTTTTCAGTGACAACTTTAGCTTTTCATTACGACATGAAAGCATGTCACAAATGTAACGAAAAAATTGTGTATGGCAATCACAATTTTGCAGTATATAAAAAAAGCGACCTGATGGCCGCTTATGACTCCCAATTAAGCAAACTATAGATATTACACTATACTGTTTTAAAGGTAATAAAAAAAAGCGCCCGAGTCAAGGACGCTTATTTACTAAACATACCTATGGAAATATGACATCTCAATAGTTAGGTTTAGAACACATTGTATTACCTTAAAAATTCAGCACCGTCTGCGCTGCCTCAACCTATCTAGTAATTCTGCTAGCCTGTTCAAGGGTTAACATTTTAAACTTAATCAAAAAACGTCAGTCGACAAAATATATTTTACTGGGTGTCAATAATTTCAGTGGCGCCTTCCCCTCATCATTAAATATGAGTTCATCATTTTCCCGGGGCTTGTTGGCAAGTGGCCTTGCAATGGCGATCATGTAACCCGGTATTGTGACGTAATCGCTTCCTGACCCTAAGTACAGGTTAAAGTCACGATCACCATGGCCATAATATCCGATTTCTTTTTGCTTATCCATGTTGTTAAACCCATAGAAAGCACTGTACTGTTTGCCATCGGGTGCGGTCACAGGCTCGATTGTTTCGATGTATACATTGGTGAGGCTCTGCAATTGCAAGAATATGTAAAACTTATTGACCTGGGGTATATTTTTGGTTTCAATGCCATTGTATTGGAACTGACCGGTACGGCGATAGAGCCATGACTGTTCGAGGGCTGTAAACTCAGCACACTTGATTTTAGCGATGTCATGGCTTTTATACCTGGCGAAGGTGGGAACGTACCACCCGTAGCGAGAAAGTCTGTATAGGCGGTACCAGCGGTCGTGATGTGGCCCTTTTGGCTTGACTATGAATAACGGCTTATGCATCGTCCAATTTTTCCAACAAAACCGGAGCACCCTTGTGATACACCTTTTTGAAATCAGCCAAGCCATTGGGGTAACTTTGAGTGGCATTTCTTATCAAATGTTCTGCATAAGGTTCAGGTACTAAACCTTCAGCGGGATGGATATAATAATTATACTCGATTGCATGGGCTTCAATATTATTGATTTGCCAATCATGACTATCACTCCACAATATAACTTTCTTTTCAAGCTGCTCATCAGGCAGCTGATTGCAAAATTCCTTTAGTTCTTTCCAATTCATGTTTCTAAATTTTTCGGTTAGGCACTTGGACTATGTGGGCATATTTGAAATTGGTTTCAGGGGGCCCATATTTTTTGATGACCTCAACAAGATCCTCGTCATTGAAATGCACCACAGCCTTAGACAACTCAACTGCATCTACTTCGACCATTGCATAATAACTTGGTAATGTCGATTCAAGCCTCATCATCAGTTTAAACCCATCTTTAGCCAGGTCACTGACCTTTACTATTTCTGTCGTCAGTTTATCAGCTGTGCCGCATATCGCGGGTAATTCAATCGGGTTCATCTTTGGTCCGAGTTTAACTCGCTTAGCATCTTTAGGTACAACCTTTAGGCTTTTTTTATCGGTCATTGATTATTGTGGTTTTAGGGTTTTCTTGAGTTTTTCACCAATTCGCCAATCTCTTCCATGATATCGTTTTTGGCTACTGAATAACCCATTTGATACCCTTTTCTGGATGCCTCGTCAACGATTTCATTGAACTTCTTAAGATTCTCATTTAAGCCTTTTTTATATGCGACATTGGTTTCTTCGGCAATCCATTGACACAAAGAAAAGCCTTCTCTGACCATAGCTTGATTCATTAGATCCTGTACTTCTTTTTCATTAGTATAATTTTCCATAATGTTGTTTTTAAGAGGTTCCTTTGATAAGCTTCTCGAGATCTACAGTCGATATATCTTTGAGCATTTCGTAATGCTCAGCCCCTAGCTTTTTGATACGCTCAACATATTCCAAGGCGCTTTTCTCATATTGTTTGATCCTATTAAGTAACTTCTCTTTGGTAGCATCCTTAAGGTCAATCTTATTGAGATATCCAACCACACTCTGATCAAGTGATGAGAATACAAAGCAACTGAGTGGTTCCAGGTAATAGCAATTACTAGTCCTAAACAACACACCACTACTGTCATTGATAACAAAAACCTCACGTTTATCGATCTTTTTCAGGGTAATGCTCATGATTTTAGTTTCGATGATTTCAACCTTGTCCTGGTAATCAATATCAATCTTATAATACACATCCCCGGGGCTGACAGTCGATCCGATTTTAACGGGTATAAGTTTAGCCTCACTCATAATTCTATCACCCCCCTTCCCTGACATGCCGGGCATGAAATCACATTCAAGCTTACCCCATCGTATTTAACTCCGGTACCATTGCAATGGCTACATATTGCTTTGCGTTTCGGTTTTCGTTCCGGGTCAGCGAATCCTACACGGTATGCCAGGTTACATCTTTGGCGGCACATTGCGCCCGGTTGATGACATGGGCCATCCTCGAAAATCTGGCAGTCATGCATTTTACTGTTTGTTGTCGCCATGGCATCGGCCAAGGCTGCAAGCTCTTTTGTTCTTCCCATTAGAATATTTTTTCTGCTATTGTTGATTTAATCCATTCCTCATCATAGTCCTCAGTCTCATTGAATCCACCTATTCCATCGTCAATAAGAACATGTATGATTTCAATTTCAGTTCTGTCATAAAAATATGGGGGGTTCACTGAGTCGTAACTTGTTCCACGTGAAACAGTTACCTCATATAGCACGTGAACGTATTCACCGTTTGGCCCGCTTGTTGTTTCGATATACCCATCCACGATCATTGATTTAACCGAGACCATTCGCTTTATCCTCAAGCCTTACGGCTGTCATGAACATGATTAGTACCAGGGGAAAGACCCACCCGAAAGTAAGCCCGCCAATGATCATGCTCGTAAGCCCTAATGGTATCGATACCATGAGGTAGCGCCTGCGCTTATACTTCTCAACCTTTTTGATAAAATTGACCCGTTCGAGTGCTTCGGTGACTAATTCCTGGTACCTCTCTTTAGGTTTGTCCGGGGCTCCATGTATTTCAGGCATAGTTCGCCCTGGGATGTCTCCCTTTGTTGGTGACACAGCACCACCGCCCTTGATTTTTACCTTTTTCTTTTTCATATCTCTGTTATTCTTAGTTAGGGTAGTAACTGAGTCCATTTAAGTATTTCATCATTGCTCATCATACCGCCACTACTACCGTTTAGATCCCAATTCATACCACCCAATCCGCCTTTAGGATGATACGTCATAATTCTATGGTTTCCGAAATAATCAACTGTATAATAATCACCATACTCACTTGGCAGTTCGTTATCGCTCGGTTTGTGCCAGACGACAACTACGGTCATTTGTTTTATTTCCATTATTCTACCTTATCAAATCCCCAAAATTCATCCATTCTCTTAATGACATCAACATTAGATTGCATGTTGTACCTTTCGGCTATGTGCTCCCATCCATGGCTATGGTTTGGCTCATAAGCACAACCGCAGGCGCTTCTAAAGCTGGCCTCCCCGTTTACTATTTCTGTACCTACCGATTCACCGCATATACTACAATTATGCGCATGCCAGTAAGTAATGCCTTTCAATTCGGCTTGTTTCTTGAATTCTTCTGCTATTCTCATTCTTTTACTTTAATGGTGAGTTCTTTTAATTGGATCAAGGATTTTTCCATACCCGTAATTTCTCAAGGCAATACATGATCATTAAGTGATACGTCACTATCACAGTAAATCCAAGGAAATGGCAGTAATGCCTGATTTAAGTTAGATTAGGAAGTTCGTGAAAAAATTGGTTTTGTTGTTCATGTCTAATTTTTACAATTTGAAAATAAGTTGCCTATGTTAAAGCCGGCTTTCATGATCACCAGCAATATTTCGAAGTAGTTGTCAACGGGTCTGAAATTGTGAGATTGATTGACTTTGTATTCAACCAAAAAATTATTTGATATTCTGATTGTAAAATAGCCCCATCCGTTTTCAAATACAGCTTGCTTGCAATTAAGATGATATCCTAAAAAACTGAATTTATCAACATCAAAACTTTGATCTTGAATTTTCACCATTTTCAAAATGGCTTTGAAATGATCATCTGTGAAATCACAAAAATGCAATAGTTCCGGAGAAACAGAATCAACGGGGACATACTTGAGCCTTGTCACATTGTTTTCTTCATGTTCGAGTTCTACCAGTTGCTCATCATGATTCACAGATCTCACGATGCCTCCAGAAACCTTCACGCCATCACCGATAATTGAATCTATCAATGCGCGGCATCCGGTGTAGAAATTGAAAAGCTCAATGCGGGCTATTTTTTCCATTGTTCATCTGATTTATAACAAATGTAACAAATTGTATGAAACCCACAAATTTTTAACAAGTAAAAAAAATACCCGACAGACGGCCGGGCATTACGATTGCACCTGATTGCGATATGGCTTATTCACGTCTCTTTTTGCTGTTCCGCACAGTAAAATTTTTTGCCTTATCATTCATCACTATCAGCTTGTTATTACCATAACGAACAAAATCGAGATAACCTTTGCTGAATTTATAGAACAGGGTTTGAGGACTTACCTGAATGTTTACCGCATCACAAAATTCTTTTATGGTCAGGATGTCATACTCATGAGTTTCACCTTTTTCCTCAATCCTCAACCTGGGTCTATCGTATTCCATTTAGACGTTTTCTTACGTAAAGAAAGCCGAAAAGAATCACAATCGCAACTATGATCCATTTCCAGGGAAAAAGCCGTTTACGCGTATCAAGTGCAATAATTGTTCTGTTACTTTCTATTTCTAACTCAATGGGGTCAAAATGAAAGTCCAGAATCCCATCAATAAATGACAATGTGAACCTATATGGCGCGGTATACACATCATCACCATACTCCATTGACAAAGTATCGACCACGGTGATCATAGTATCGACGTATGCGCCCAGCTGTAGCTGGGCCCTCAGGTCGTCAACCCTTCGCCTGGCATCAATATATTGTCTTGTTAATGCGTGGTTGGGGTCGACTATGATACGCTCCGGATCAGTAAACATCCTGACCGTATCAGGTACCGGTAAATTTTCCAACGAATCAATCAATTTTCGTGCATCATAATACTCAGCTAATAATGAATTAAATTCAGCTGTATCTGTTGGTACTGGTATTTCTACCGTAATCGTATCAGTTTTCAATTCACGGTATTCCACCTGTTGGATCGTATCTGCTAACTCAGGGTATTTTGCTAGGGTTTCCTCAATATTGTCGTAGGCCTTTCGTAGTCGGTTCTTGTGGAAGTTGAGGCCGCACCCGCTAACGAGTACGGCCATCATAGCAGCCAAAAGAAAAATTCTTCTATCCATTAGTCAAAAATTCTTAGTTCGGATTTTACGCGTTTCCTTATGGCTTGGAATATATCAAGAGACCAATAACCAATACCAACAATTATGGCGTCATTGTAGCCGATGTACTTATCGAGTAAATCCTTTCCAAACCATATGACAGCCACACCAAAGACCAGAGACAAAATCCAGTTGACATAAGCCTCGTGTATGAATATATTGAAATTAAAGCTTACCCCTGGTTTCTGGCGTACTTTTTTACGTGCATGGATCAGGTCAGTGATCATTTTGAGCACGACCCCAAACAACAGGGGTATAATGTCATCAAGGCCGAACGCGGCTGCCGCGCTGACCAAAATCATAAATGTTTTCATATTACGTTGTTTTGTTCAACATACAATATCGCATTATATAGGCAGTATGCGATTCTCATCTGAAAATCATAGCTCATCAACATCATGGCTTGTTCGTGGTTTTGATAGAAAAGGTTTTCCACCAATATGGCCGGGCACTTTGTTTTGGTCAACATGGCAAATCTTGCCTCTTTGTCAGCATCACCATCGGACTCATCAGCACGGAACTTGAAAACTTGATTCTCATTTTCTAAGAATTCATTTTTGTAGAAATGTGCAAATACTTCAGCAATTGGGTCGGAAGGTGTATCACCCGGGCTTGTGTAAATCTCAAAGCCTCTAGCCGCGACACTTGGCCCTTCGATATCAGTATTGGCCGCATTGCTATGGATTGAAATCAGTATACATGGTTTGTTTATACCTGAGGATATGGCATTTACCGTATTGATCCTGTGATTCAATGGTGTGTCAAATACCTGGTGTGGTACCATGGTTGAATCATAACCCTTTGCCTTCATCATAGAGTGAAGCATATAGGCAACTTGCCGGTTTACGAATCCCTCAGGGATCCAAAAACCATCTTCGAAAGTGTACTGCTTTGCCCCAGGGGTTTCATATTTCCACCCAATTGGGTTAATACCACCATGGCCAGGGTCAAGCAACCACATGTAATTAGATGTTTCTATCATTGGTTATTTTTTATAAGGTCTGAAATTTCAATTGCTACCAGATTGCACCATTTTATGAACGACCTATGAAGGTAAATTTTCTGAATGCGTTCATTGAAGTAAAGGTACTTTAAGGTTCTACCTTTATCATTCACCTGCCAGCAAAGCCGAAAACAAAAGTTATAGAATTCAGGGTATTCTTTGATCAATGGGCTGTCACCCCGAACGAATTGCAAAATATTTTCCAGGAAAAACCTACGATCGTGGAGGCTTGTATCATAATGAAATACGCGATTATCCAAAAATATTCTATACTTTTCAATGCATTTGTCAAGACACTTGAAATCATTGGGGTCAAACAACATTTGTTGATCGGTTTTGCCATATATGTTTAATTGGTTTGACATGATCCAAATGGTTATAATCTAAAACGTTTCTTTTTCGTCGTCGGCGATATCACTCCCCTCATCTGTTCCATCATCGTTATCATCCCCAGGTTCATCCGGGTCCTGTTCACTAACCTTGGCCTCAAGCACATGATTGATTTGCAGTTGATGATCGTTTGATTGCAACTCAGTCGTTTTGATTACATCATTGGGAGTACACTTACTGCCAGCCTTGAAATAGTACTTCAGGTTTTCGTCAAAGTCGATCTTTACAATCGCCTGTTTTTCCCGTTCCTCATAACCTTGTTGGATATCATTGCAAAGCTTTTCTATCTTCCCCTCAATGCCAGTGATTATGCTTTTGTGCTGATCCATGGCCTGCTTTTTTTCCATGTTGGCCTCCTGAAGTTGTTTGTACAAGGATGCCAGTTGTTGGCCATGGTGCGCGCTTTCCTCAGCTGTGAAAATATGCTTATCCATGATTTTCTGCGTTCCAGGAAGCACAAGTATGGTGCCATTGATGGCTGCATACCTAATGGATGGTCTGAGCGCTTGATCCATATGCTTCCATTCCACTCCATCCGGAACCTCATAAAATGGGAATGCAGTTGTGTCATCCATCTTGTATTTAAATTCTGCATGAATTCCATGCTCATCAATCATGAATGACTGTAATGTTTCAATAGCATCTTCAAGTTCCTGGAGGTTATTTTGCTTGGATATGATAATCTTTCCGTTGGTATAGATCATATTAATCGAAGTTATAGGGTTTTGAAATAGAAACCAGAATATGAGGTTTGTCATGTGTGTAAATCTTCTGTGTGTTTAGAATTGAAATCCTTGAATCATTGGTAAAAATGTGACCTTCCAAGGCATCAAGAACTGGTTTTGTGAGGTTGTCAAGGTCGGGCTTTGTTGTTTTGAACACCCGTTGGTAGTGTGCTATTGCAAATTTCTGGCTTGATGCAAGGTTTTTAGTGGGTGCAAAGGCAAACTCAATACTCACATTTATGCAATGGTCAATCACTTCAAAGCCTTTAGGGCGTTGTTGTTTCCATAGAAGCAATATTTCATCCTGATACGCTTCGAGTGACTTATCAGAAAATGCCATTGCACGACCGGTCTTCTTATGCTTGCCGATCCTGGTTGACTGTTTGGCCTTTGGTTCTATGTACAATTTAAATGATAAATCCATATCAAAAAATGAAATATCTAAACCCATTATCAAAGATCACAATGAACGTGTTTCCTCCTATCATTCGCTTGTTGTCGATCCAAATCATATCGTAATGTTTTTGATTTTCTGAAGATTGTGTTTCATCAACTCAATTCCATAGTCGCCAATGTACGAAAATTTTTTTAACCTGTTCAAAATTTGTTCATTGGTTATTCCTTTGTCGATCCAATCATCGAAATAATGATGCATGGTAAGCTTACCCTTTGCAGGGATAACAGCAAGGAACATTTTTGAATCCACCAGGCAATTCAGGATATCATCGGAAAAACGATCTACGGCCGGTTCGATGGCTTTTAGTTGGTGTCCCTTGTATGCTGCTACGATCATGCGCTTAATGATCTGATCGTGTTCGAATAGCTTCTTTCGTTCATCATCAACGATGTCACCGATCATTAGCTTGATGTGTAGGTCACGGGCTCGGGCATTATCCCGTCCTTTCTTGTACCAGGTAAGGATCTTGTGAACATAATCCACCCCGATGGACTGGTAGTGTTTAGTTAGATTCTCATTGTTTGCCTCAATTGCCAATTCGAAAGCCTTTATGATTTCCAAGGGTTTCAGGTCGGAATGCTTGTTGCATACCCAGTTGACAATGACTTTGCCTGAAGCACGATCGGGAAAGTTTTCTTCTTTCAACCCCATTAGGGAGAATGCATGTTCCAATGATGTTGCTATCTCATTTTTAAACTGGGCTACTTCATTGCTATCCTGAACCACATGGGGTGTAGCTTTTACTTTTCGCTTCGGGTCAATCAGCCCACCCGCGAGATCCTGTATTTTTTTTGGTTCCTTTTCCATTTCCTTTGGCTTTAGTTCTCATGATCGATACAATTTCGTTGATATTGGAATCAATATCCTTTAAATCCATTTTGTTGTAGAGGTAATTGTTCTGGTGGCCCTCAAGTAAGTGCCAGTTATCGAGTAGTGCCTGCCAAGCTTCAACTACATCATCATCGGTTTTGATCTTGTTCTGAGTCTTGAGGTATCTGATAATGCTTTTCATTTTTCTTCCCGCAATAGCGGTCATCTTTGGTTTTACTGAATTCATTTTTTCGAACCAGACAAAGTATATTTCCAGCATGCGAACGTAGAGTTCGTTTTCAGCTTTTTCATGTTGGACGCCTTCAAAAACCTGGTTCCAAACCGAATCAAAATTTTTTGCAAAAAATTCTATTTCCTTTTCATGTTGATCGCGCGAAGTGATGAGCGCGATAAAAGAATAAAGATGTTTAAGTGTTTTAGTGTTTAAGTGTTTTATTATACTAACAATGCTTTGGTAGTTGCTTTGGTAGTTGCTTTGGATAGTGCTTTGGTATTTTTTACCGAAGCTCTCGAAATCTTCATCATTTGCTTTGGTAATTGCTTTGGTAATTGCTTTGGTACCTGCTTTGGTAGTTGCTTTGGTAGTTGCTTTGGTACTTTTTACCAAAGCAATTCTATTGGAAGTAAACTGATTTGTCGACCTTGAAATCACATGGATCATCCCCCATTTATCCAGGTCATCAAAAGCTTTTTTATAGGTCTTGTAACTACTTATCCCAATGGAGGCCATGGTTCTATCGGTAGGCACACCGAATTCAGGCGGCCACCCCAGGGTATTGCAAAGGTTAACACATGCATAGTATAAAGCATGATGAACCGGCTTTACTTCAGCGTTACCATAGGCAAAGCCGGTCCATTCTTTTTGATATTCGTATCCCGTCATTTATACACGTATTCGGTTAAGCCCAAATCCTGACACGCATCAAAGTAGTGAAGTAGCCACCTATCGATGTCATGCTTCATACCTGGGTAAGGGTACAATGAAAAATGATCATACTCGAATCTGATGTCACGTGATTGTCTGATATCGCGTGTATCGGCATCGAGCGCCTGAAATACATTGTATTGTACCCTATGGCCACCACTGGCCAGCAAGTAGAACCTCCATTGTGTTGAGTCGTAATATGATTTGAAATCGTAATAGCCTCGAGTAGTTTTCTGCTCATGAACCTCGAGGCCATAAATGCCATCAAGCCGCATTAATACCTGAACGGGTTGACCCCGGTAGTCAGTGTAATATCGCGACCAAGTTTCAAAACTCATTCCCTGGTATCGCTCCCTAAACTTTAGCGCATGCGTCAGCTGATCGGCTGTAAAGTATACCCCTTCCGGCATATCATCAACCTTGACATAATACAAGCCTTTCTGATCGGTTCTGAAAGGTTCACTGCCTAATTCAATTACAGCATGATATGCGCTTCCAATCGTCGCCTGTGGCGTCCATTCTGCTTCACGCTTTACGGTCTTAATAAAAGATTCCTGGGTAATGTAGTTGTTATAAAGTCCGTTTATGAATTTCCTGAACGTTTCAAGCTTGGAAGGGCTAACTTTCCACTGTTTCCGGCTCGGCTCCATCGAACAGGCTCAGTTTATTTTCATCCTCATCAGGAATCGCACCATGCTTTCGCATTTCATTTATCACTGCCTGGCTCTCCTTGTCATTGACCTCTGACATGTCAATCTCAGCTGTCTTTGCCTTTGGCGCCTTAGGTTTCTTTTCCTGTGGTTGCTTTGATGGCGCTTCAGCCGCATCTTGCTTAGGCTCAGCTGTAGGCTCGTCACCCTTCTCAAGGGATTTTGCTGATGCGTCAGTGTCATCGTATTCCTTTGACTTACTATTGAATTTGAATCCTACCTTTTTGGCAAACTCAGTGATTGTTTTTTTAACGGCTTTTTTACAAGTATCAGGCAACTCAGAAACCAAATCAAACCACATGTTAATGTCGTTCGCACTGGTAACAGTCTGACTCAGCTTATCATTAAAGAGCACACCTACCTTTTCGGCCAATGGCAAATCGATCATCTTTTGTATACGATTTTGCAGATTTTCGAAATGATCCCCTATAAATTCGGTAGCATCATCATAGTCATCGAATGCATCAATTATATCACATAATATTTTGGTGACACGTTGATCGATCAGACCTATAACTTGTTTGCGGGTGATAGGGTCCAGTTCGTTAGCTTTGTCATGTACCTCGTCGAATCCGGCAACATCATCGATCGAATTGATCACATCATCAAACTCATTGATAATATCCATTGCTTTTTGTTGCTCTTCGCTCATCTGGTTGAAACACTCATGCGTCTTATCCAGAATTCTTTGCATGAATCCTTTCCAGGTAGGATCTGTGTAATAAGGTAACTCGAGTACCTCAAATCCGGGTGCATTCTTTCCAAAATGATGATCCCGGGGTGTAAAATCAAGTATATGTTTTCCACCCTTGATCTGCATGTACCCTACCAGGTCGGAAATACCTAATAGAATGTCATAGGATCCACCGGTAACCTTTGGAATATACCTTATCTCGTCACCATTCTTTTCGGTGGTGGCGTGGGCAATTATGATCAGATCAACGCCCTTGTTTTTCAATTTGCGCTTAAGGACCTTTTCAAATTGATGCTTCAACACACCATAACCCTGAAGGCTCAGGGCGCCATCCCCTCGGGAGTTCTTTTTATCGGCTTCAATGATATAGTCGCTTGCATAGTTCAAAAGTTCCTCAGCCGTATCACATACAATCGTTTTGACACCATATTCACCAATGAAGTCGCCATGTTCACTTTTTCCATCAATGAAATCAAGGAACTCCTGCCAACTGTCCATTTTCAAGGTAGCCGCCCGGCCATATGCCCGCTGGGCCCCATCATCAAAGTCAATCAATAAACAATTATCGGCTGTTATAGCCAATGATGTTTTTGCTACCCCGGGTTCACCATACTTGGTAATAATCAGGTTACGATCAGGTAGCGGCTCGTTAGGTAATATCAGTTTTGCCATTATGCATCAAGTTTGGTTTTAAAGAAGTCAGATTTCTTTTCGATAGGCGGGTATAAATCAACTAGCTCGTCACCGATCAACTCTTGTTGAGGATTAACACCATTCAAGGCATCGGGTTGCTTCACAGTCTTTAAAAACGATTCGCGTTGTTTAAGCTCAGCATTGGACTGTTCCACCTTAGATTTAAGCTCGTTCCATGTGCCATCATTGGAATAGTCGTATACGGTTCGTGATGTCCTGGTGATGAGGAAGTTTTCAACATGGAATACCTTTTCTGATTCAGGAATCTGATCAAGCAGGAAATCGATAATTTGCTTTTTGATACCTACCTTGCTATCAGCAAACAGTGATTCAAATGCCAGAATACGAGCGTAGTGTTTTTTAGCAGTATCGACATCAATTTCGCCGTTCGCGATCGCCTCAGCGTAATGACTCACTGCCATATCCTTAAGGTCTCTGTTTAGGGCTGTGAACACATCAAGGTAATCTATATGTGGCCCATGACTTTCATGAACCTCAGTGAATGGTAAATCAGCAATTGCACGAGCCTCGACGGCTTCCTCAACCAATATGGCCACCGTATCTACTTTAGTTACCGGGTTACCTTTCTGGTTTACCTTACCCTCTGTTTTCATCTGCCGGTTAATCGCCCGTACTTCGTCATCAAGTTCGGTCTCCAGTTTAATTTGCATTGATATTTGATTCATTGTATAAAGTTTAATTTATTACAAATATAACACTTGTTATAAGTTACGCAACGGTATTACCTGTAAGTTCATGCAAGGCATTCAGGAAAATCTCAAACGCTTGTTCATCCGTCCAGCCAATGGGGAATTTGCTTTCAAACGGTGGTGTTGTCCTGGTAAATCCTTTTTTGAATACCAAGTACTCCCATTCAAAAAGTATCTTTTCACAAGCCTTGACCTCCTTGTGTACACTCTTTTGATAGTAGTGCATATTGAGCCCAAATTTTTTGAATATGGTTTCTTCCATACTCATTATGTAGTCCTTTAGTTCTGGCCACTGTTCGAATAGCACATCCTTAAAAGGTTTTGTCCAATCACCAAAAAAAGCCTCACTACAATCATGCAAAAGCCCGTAGATCGCCATGCGATTCGGCAACATTAGTGCAACGTAGTAACTATGTTCGGCAACCGAATAGAATCGGTTGATCTGACCTGCAAACCGGCAACACTTACTTAGTCCGGAAACTATATCATAGGGACTGACATCGTTTTCTTTGAAATCAAACAGGTCGATTTCAGTTTGTGTGGCAGTTTCAATTTTGGCCGTTAGAATCTTTTTTTCTTTCATTGCTTTTATTGATTAGTGATTTGATCATTTCCTCCTCAACGGTAAGTATGTTATTGCTGGCATCTACCGCATCCTCCGCGATATCACGTTTTTGGTTGATGATCTCTAATTTTCTTTCATCCACGGTGTCCTTTCCAATGAAGTAATGGGCAGTTACATTTCGTTTCTGGCCAATCCTATGCGCTCGGTCCTCGGCCTGATCCTGGCCCGCTGGTGTCCACCCCATTTGGTAACAGGCCACATGCGCAGCTGCAGTGAGCGTATGGCCAAAGCCACCCTTTGCATAGGTTATGAATATGTTCATGACCTGGGGGTCATTCTGAAACATTTTCTTGTGCCGGTCGATATCATCATCATCGGTACGTCCGGATATCTCAACGCTATTCTGAAATCTTTCTTTAATCAAATCAATAACGTTGATGTTTACGCAAAAGATGATCACCTTTTCACCAGCATCATTCATCATCTTCAACCATTCGCAGAAATCATCTATACGGCCAATGGCTGACAGCTGACTCAGGTAATTCATCTTTACCAGCATTTCGGCACGCTGAGCAGCTTCTATTTTTCCGTTACTCGCCCCCTTCTTTGCCAACCAATCAAGCAAGTTGATATAAGCATGGTCATATTCCTTACGGTTGGATAACTCGAGCCTGACAATGCGCCTGACCTTTTCCGGTAGTTCTGTAAGGACCTGCTTTTTTTCACGACGCACCAGGCACATTCGCCTTAGCCTGGTGTTTAGATCCCGGGTCACACTTCCGGTATTGAAACTTTTCGAATTGATATTGTTGTAATCCTTTTTAAACTTGTAGGCCCCACCGAATTGATCGATTAAACCTAATAGTTCAAGCTGTGCTACCGCATCGTTCACATGATTGACAATAGGCGTACCGGTCAACAGCATACGCACTTCCATATGATCAACAATCTTATTTATGATCTTCCAGTTATCAGTTCTGTTGTTCTTCAATAAATGTGATTCATCAATGATCACACCTTTAAACAACAACTGCTTACCATTGAGGTAAATGTATTTCCTGGTTTGGCCACCTTCTGTAATTACCTTTCTGATATCATCAACGAAGAAAGTCTTGGCGCCATGGTAATTAACAATAAGGAAATCGCACATACCATGTTCGATAAATGCATCGATTTTGGCCATGTTCTTTTTTGTGGCCACCACAGCCTTGTAATCAGTCCAAGCGTGTATTTCATCGGCCCAATTATAGCGAAGTGACAGAGGGCAGAATATGACCACAGGCATACGGTTTATACCTACAGCGGTAGCTATGGCCTGGGGTGTCTTGCCCAGTCCCATTTCGTCACATAGCCACATACGCTTAACCCTGATGCCATAGTCGACACCCACGGTTTGGTAATCATACAATCTGATTTTCAAAGGTATTTCAAGATCTACGCGCTCGAATGAATAGCTTTGTGCAAAATTGTTGTGATAGTTCCGGATGACATTCTCAGCAGGATCACTGATTTCAAATTTTTCTTTTTGCTGAAACTCCTTCAGCTCCTTGTTGTAGTTTCTTACGAATGCTTTCAGCTCCTTTGCAAAGTCGATATCAACTTCCCAATATTTTTTCTCACGGTTGCACCTCCTGACGCCGATCGGCACATTCTCCTTGAACGTCTGCAGCATCTGCTTGGTGTATCGAAAGGTGACCATGAACTTTTCACCTGAGAAATCAATGAAGTTCCGGCGTTTGATTTCGGTTCCTGAATTGGTAATGAGATCATTGTGCTTGTCAGTCTCAGCCGCCAAATCAGTGATAATACCGTAGGCCTTCAGCTCGGGAGTGAATCGTTGGATGATGACTAAAAGGTCGTATGCCTCCTTAAATTTCCATTCCTTTTTTACCCGCATTTGTTTGATAAACTCAATTTCCTTTTCGTTTATCTTCTTGCTGAATGGAATTTTGCCTGTTACTGCAGTCAATTGTCGCCACTCAAAGAATAGCCGTCTGATTTGTTTGTAGTTCCCATCACGGGCAAGGACTGTAGGCATGTACTAAAAATAAAGGCGCACTAAGGCCCCTATCATTGATGAATAATAATTAGGCCGTTTTTCTTATTTCGTAGTATCTACTTATGTTGTAGTAACGGCACTTTCCGGTCTTGTCATCCTTCAGTTTGAATACCAGCAAAATAACATTTTTGCCTGACTTTTCAAACTCACTATCCAGCTGAGCAGGGCAGTTGTATGCCTTGCTAAATAGTCCCATATTGTTTTCCTGTAAGGTATCAATGAATTGCTTAAGCTCCTCAAATTTTTGAAACTTGTCAAGCTGCTCGGTTAGCTCCTGGACATGATCAAACGCTTTGTCCTCATCTGACCTTTTGGTTGTGATGTTCACTTTAATATCAATCTTTTTGCCGTTGGCAGGATTTGTGATTTGCTCCTCAACCTTATCAGCTTTCGTTTTGGCGCGCTCGGCTTTAGCTAAGCCTTGGTAAATCTCATCTGCGTCTTTTTTGAATTCTGGTTTCATGTCTATAGTTTTTCGCTGTCTGATTTATAACAAATATAACAAACCAGAATCAACAGACAAAGTTCAGTCCAGAATTTTTTACGGTTCATAAAAAAAGGGCCGCATGAACGGCCCCAAACTTTAACATGATATACCTAACGGGGGATTAATATACTAATTAACCATATAAATGATGTTCAAATTCAAATTACTTGAGACTTTGACGGGAAATGACTCATTGAGTTCCTGGAATTGTATCCCAGCACGAAATACCTGACCGGTCGTTGGTGGTGTGGTAACGTTCATATGAAAAGGTAATGTGATTCTCTGAGAATCGTTAAGTGCAGGAACTATATATTGCTGAGCAATCGTTACAGGAGTTCCGGGATTAGCGGCAGGTCCGTTGATCCATTTTAAACGCACCGCTAAATCATCATTATCAGATCCTTCTCTCGCATATTCAAACGATACCCAAAAGAATAAACCACGGGTGCCCAATGTATTATCGAGGTCATCGGGTGAAAAACTAAATAAGATCATCTTGCCGCTTGCCGGTATGGTTTCCAGTCCACCGCTACCTATGCCTAAGTGCTTTGTAATATTCCCAACTGGAGGGCTGTCTTCTTTAATTATTAAACCTTCAAGAGCGGTTATCCTGCTAGTATGGTTGTTTGTAGTGTTCGTAAGTGTATTGGTGGTATTGGTTAAAGTCTGAATTGCAGAATCAAACGCACTCTGTAGCACACGTAAGGCAATCGCGCTAGTGTTTGCTTGTACTGATGTCTCGAGTGCTGTGATCTGTGCCTGAAGCGCATTAAAACGCGTCAGGTCATCAGCATATGCCGGCGCAGGATCCTGGACATATTCAACACCTGAGGCATTCAATGCAGAAGTACCTGCCGGCACAGTCAACCTGCCTAATACAATTTCGTTACTTGTTACGGCGCCCTCATTGGCTACTGGTTTGGACGATGGTGTGCCTTGGATGACATGATATGTAGCCTGAGCGCCTCCGGAAAGTTCTACCCTCTGATGCCTGAGTACGATAATATCTATACGTGGGTGTGTAGTGTCACCTGGTGAAATGGGAATCGTTACCGCTGCATCCTCCTTGATCACAGTGCCGTGCTTGGTCAAAGCAAAAGAATGGTTCGCACTGATTGCATTGGTTGCTAATGTGAATTGATAACCTGTAGTATCATGATTGAGTACAAGATTAAGATCAGAACCCGGTGCGAAATCGTAACCCCGATATCTTCCGGGTACCAAGCTACCTAAAAGCCAGGTATTGATGTCGATCGTTCGATCATCAGCCAAGTACTCGAATGTTCTAGTCTGTGCCATTATTATGGTCCCTCTTTTTGGTTGTATAAGCTAGTAATATTCTCCTTGATATACTGTATGTCAGCGGCCATGGTATCAAGCTTTTCCTTGTAGTACTTCGATTCGGTGCTTAGTCGTTCAACATTTAATTTCAAGTTATTGATTTCGCTGTAATGTGACTTATGATCCTTTTCGATGGTATTGTCAACTCTCGCATCGACCTGTTTTATGTCATTGGAAAGTCGATCGATTAGATTCTTAATTAGAAATCCAATAATCGAAACAAGTATTGTAGCGCCTAGTACGACAAAGGGTAAATGGTTAGCATCTTCAGGTGTCTGGGCCCGCTCATTTAACCAGGCTAATGAAAGAAGGATCTTAACCATTTTGGCAACTTCAATTTATTCTCGTAATGACGTTTATAATCAAACTGATATAATTCAACAAATCCAATATAAAAGGTTATTACGATAAGAGGTAGGCCAAAGATAATTATTTCATATTTAGCAAGCCATAGCCCGCCGGTTAGAATGTAATCTGTTATTCTATAAATTGAAAAGAAAAAGAATATTAACCCGATCAACTCAAGTGAATATTTTGGGTTTTTAACAATGTCATTGTATTTGGTCATAAAAGACATCAACAAATACATCAAAAAGAACATACTCACTTCATAGCCTAACAATACGGTGTACCAGTCAAGTGACCTACGATTGTGAGGCTTTAAAGGGTATAGGCTAAGCAGTTCATTACTAAGCCTAAACAATTGCGGTATCAAAATCAATAGCCCAAAAAAGACTATTGACAATATCAATACAAATTTCCAGCGGTTCACAACGTCTTAGTTTGGTGGACTACCTGGTGGATTTCCTGGAGGCAGGTTTCCGCCCTTATCACCGTCATCATCTCCATTGCCGACAGTCGTTCCGTTACCGTTTCCATCCGGATCATCATCATCCGGAAGTCTTGTTAATAGTTCGTTTGATTTCATTTATTTGTGATTTATAGGTTTTGAGTTGTTCATCGACGCAATCCATCGATTCCTTAAATTCTTTGTTTGCACTAACCAGTTGCAAAAAATTGGCCTTAATCAATTCCATTTCCTCGAATCCTATTTGCCGTGTTTTCACCACCTTCAACAAGATGCCCAGTAAAAACATAATGGCAATGCAGCACAATACGATGAGGGACAAGCACACGTTTTGATAGATATCAGCTTCCATCAGTCACTATGTTTTCGGTTTGCTTAGCTTAAGCGTTTTTATAGTTGACTCTTGGCCATCATACCTTTTAGCTTTTAAAGCATCCAATGCCATTTTTTCAAGCGATGTAGTTGATGAATTAGAAGAAAAAGGAACATTTGACAAGGAGAATTGTGTCACAATAGCACAACCTTCATTCAACGCTTTTTCGTTTGCATATACTGCAAATGTGTATGATGCCGGGTTAACAATTTCTACATTCTTACCTTTATCACGGTCGTGAATAAGTTGATTACCCATATTAATATTTACCTGTGATAAAACGATCGCAGCTGCTGTATACTTGGCAAGTGTGCGATGGTCTGTATAATCTGCAATCAAAGCTAACTTTTGCATAGAATTTGATTTTAATCTTTAAGAATTGGTTTGATCAAGTTAAGAAATCTGTCAATGCCATCCAATTCGAAGTTATCCCCAAAGTCCTTCGAAGCTGACAGTTTCAAGGGTGTAATTTCGGGACACTCAATTGAAGTAAGCTTGGCCCACCATACATTTAATGCCTGAGCGACATCAGGTTTCAAATCAAGGGGTTGATTCTTTGGCATCTGAGAAACATCTACCTTGTGTTCCTCGAGTAACCATGCATCGCGCTCCATAACACAAAAATCCATTTCTGGCTGAATATGATTTTTGATCTTATGTACCTTCATACCTAGTTTCATATTCATCTTTGAAGGCAACATTGAAAGTCCAATGTTAATCTGAAAAAGTTGTTCTCGGGTCAGAACATCTGATTTTTTCTGTTCGCCTGGTTTTTTAGGCGCTGCTGTTTTGCGTGTCGTGGTTTTTCTCTGTGTTTTCGCCATAGCTAATCATTAATTTTTTTCTAAATGTAAGATTTTTTATGTGCATAAAAAATCAAAGTCTATACAACCCAAGCAGGAATTTCAACACGCCTCCAATTATTAGTGCCAACACAAAGGTACATATGGGTTGCGGTAAATCTTATCTCTCCAAGCGTGCCGATATCAGTTGGAAATCCAGGTGCGGTATTTAAAGCACTTAGATTGAACTGTCCGCCAGACCTTATGTTACCATCAGCTAGTATTTGACCAAATGCTATTATATTACCAGTACTACCAGCGGAAAGGGTTAAGTCTCCCGGATTTGTCGCATGTTCATTACCACTGAGTGTAATGTATGCGCCACGAGTAGAGTTAGCACTTCCACCTCCTGCAAGTGATACTAATTTTGTATCAGAGCCATTGGCAGTATCAGCAGCAGCCAATATCCAACTATTCGGGGAAAAGGTATTGTTCTGGTTTCTTCTTAAATATGATCCGTCTAAATTTAGATTATTGTTAAATATTGAAAGAGGTATTCCGCTAACAAGTGCTTTTTTTGTTGTTAAACCATCAACAACTACTATATGATCGGTACCCAACAATCCAGAATTTAGTGCCTGTAAAGCATCAAAGTCTACAGTTACATCAGGGGCTGAAACTGTGCCCTCATTAATTAAACCAATTCCCAGACCACTTACAGGTATAAAACCAGAATCATTATTGAAGATAGACAAAGGTATAGAAGATATCAATTGTCGATTTTCTACACCTCCATTTTCTGCTATTAAATAATCTGTGCTTAATAATGTGCCCCCTATTGGTAATTCTCCAAAGTCTAAAGCTAAAGAGACATCTCCTGAACTGCCTCCACCAGATAATCCCAATCCGGCAGTAACCCCGGTAATATCTCCACCACCGACACTAGGGATTGACTCTAAACTTATCAGCCCTGTTGAATTATTATAAGTCAACACGAAGTTATCCTGTCCAGCTCCAACTGTTTGATTTACATCAAAACTATAATTTTCTAGTGATACATTTCCTGTTCCTTTTGTGTTTATTGTTACACCTATATTGGCCTGTGTTCCTGTGGCTGTGAATGTTCTGCTCGTTCCCGCTGTTGATGATGTCCCTAAATTAAAATTACTACTTCCGAGGACAACGCTACCACCGCCACTAGCATCCAAAAATAAACTGCCGCTGCCTTTGGGTTGTAAAATTAAATCTATATTGGCATCTAAACCAATAGCTTGTAAAGTCCGATTAGTTCCACTTCTTGTATCAGCCCCCAAATTAATAACACCACTATCTAAAAAGATTTCGCCTGAGTTAGTCGTTAAAACTAAGTTTTGATTAAGTAAAGAACTTATTGTACTGCCATTTATACGAATGTCATCCCATTGGAAATAGCCTGTTCCAGACGCGCTATTTTGAATATTTGCACCGCTATCTTCAAGATTTGCTAAAACACCACCAGCCCCAAAATCAACACTTTTCCAAGTATTAGCAGCAGTACATAAGTAAATCGAATTTTCCGTGAATCTTATTTCCCCTAATGTGCCTGTGTCGGTTGGGCTTAATGGGGCGGTATTAAGGGCATTCAGATTGTATTGACCAAAAACTTTTATACCATTACTTGTAACGTTTAACCTCTCAATTGATCCATCAAACAATCTGATGTCACCAGAGTCACCCGATGCCAAAATCAAATCACCTGGATTAGTAGCATGTTGATCTCCGTGAAGAGTCATAGAGGCACCCCTTTGACTACCACCGCCTCCACCTCCTCGGATTGTTACTGATTTGTTGTCAGAACCACCAGAACTGTTACCCTCGGCTAAAATCCAATCAGCGGGATCAAACCTATTATTCGCGTTGTTTACCAGAGTGGTTTCTATTTTATCATAGAGTGCGTCCTTAGTAGGTACCTCTAAACTTCCATTCCAACTAACCCCGTACATTTCGTGTGGAACAGTTATATCTACAGTAGATGTAACGCCACTATTAGATATTCTAAATCTTTCGATATTATTAGTTCCTATTACTACATCCGCATTACTTTCATTATAGAGTTCTAAATGACCTGCGTCTATTAAGCCTATTCTTCCTATTTCCAAATCATTGAGAATAGTTATCTTGCTAATAGGAGTATTAGAATCACCAACAGTCATATCCCCCTGTACCGTGATACTGTTTTCGAAGGTTTCTGCGATATCTGTCCTTGCGTAATTGGAAAGATCAACAGAAAGGACGCCAGATATAAAACTTAGATTTGGTCCTAATAAAACAGTTGATAAATCACCCGATCCATCAGTACCAACCATTCTATTTGCAGCTAATACCCCTTGATTGGAAGATCCAACAACAGAGAACCTAATGCCTATATGAACGACGCCAAAAGGATTCATTACATCAACGCTAGCGCTACCAGTATTAGCAATCATATCAGATGCCATATTCACGCCAGTAGTATCAGTGTAAATTTGTACCTGGTTTAAAGATATATCAGGTGCTTGGCCAGGGTATCTTCCAGTAGGATTATTAAAAGTTGTACCAGCCGTTCCAGCGTTTACATCGTGCTTATGCTGTGGAACATCAGTAATATTTTCCTGTCCACCTGTGTTACCTATCAATCTATTCGTTAGCCCTGAACCCTGGCCTGATCCAACCTTTACTCTTGATCGAAAATCAGGAAGATTAAAAGTGGTTGACCCATCACCTACACCATAGGTAGTGCCTATAACCGCAAAAAGATCTGCATAAATACCAACTCTTGAAACAGCTGAACCATCACATAAAACTACTCCAATCGGTGTACTACCTACGTATTCTACGATTTCACCAATGGTTCCGGAAGAAAGACTTTCTATTTGGTCATAAACAGCATTTTTAGTAGGTACCTCTAAACTTCCATTCCAAGAAACACCATAAGCTTCATCTGGGACGGTTACACTTCCTGAGCCTAGAAAAATACCAGTAGAAGCATTTAATACTAATGTTTCAGTTCCTCCATCATTTCGCATTGATATATTAGCAATAGAACCACTAGTACTTGTAATATCAATTTGACCTGCTGAGTTGCCGGAATTAGGTTTATGAATAATGTTATTAGCACTTGTTAAAGGACCAATCACATTCACACTCCCTGCGGTATATGACAAGTCATTTCCGGTCAGTTGCCAATAATTCACACTTGCTAAATTGACACTCAATCCATTAACACCTTTAGTCAGTGTATTACCATTGAGTTCAAGCCGTAACTGGGAACCTACAATCTCAAGACCCTCACCGTCAGTTGTGAGTGTTTCACTTATCTTTTCCCAACTGGATGATGTTCTTCGATATAAAAGTCCTTCATTGACTACTAATAGGACAGCGTTTTCTTGTACAGGAGTAAACAACCATGAACTATTAACCCTGGTTGCAATCTCATTTGTGCGGCCTTCAAAATCATCACCTGGTGTCGTAGCGCCAAGCACCAAGTAACGATCGGAATTTGCAGGTGTAGTTGGAGCATCAGCCTGAATCGACAATACAGGCGTCTGAAAAAATACTGTTTCACTCAAGGGTACCCATGAAACACCATTGTTATAATGCAATACAACCTGCTCCGGAAACTGAGGATCAATGATCCTGGCCCAAAGAATATATGTTTTCGCCGGCGGTGTTTCGCTTCTTATTAATCCTACTACATTTCCTAGATTTGCCATTATTGAATATAAATTAAGTCACCGTTACTATTAATAAAATATTTATCCGCATCAGGACCTTCGATAATCAGGTTACCCTGATCATCCAGAAACACGTTCAATTCGGGAGTATTTACAGGGTCATAAATCAAGTCACCATTAGAATCAATCTGTAAGCTGATCAGGTGGAACGTAATTTCAGTACCATTAACTGTCACCTGGTTGAGCTCGGCATTTATAGGCCTTAGGAAGTCATCAATTTTAAATATCGTTTGCCTTATGGTATCATTCAATACTAAGCCACCAGTGATCACAATATCATAGAATGAACAGGCAGGGCAACTTTCATCAAAAACCCTATCAGGGTTATCAAACCCAATCGATTGATCAAATGAATTAGCTGTGAATGATTCATTGATGGTAATGGTATCAAAGCCCAGCATTTTCAACAGCAATTCATAACTCCTCTTTGTGCCTTTGATATTGTAAATCTGATGTGCCACAGAAAGGATTCTTCTGCGGAACGTCAGATTGTCCTGTACGATCACAGGGTTACCTGCCTGAGCCTCGAGTAATGGTAAAAACTGAGCCTGTGCGGTAAACGGGTCGATCAGGTTTTCAACCATGTCGGCAATAGGGGCGAGTATATCGGTATCGTAATAATCGCCTAGCATACGATGAAATCGCTCATTTAACCCACGACCATTGCCATCAGGAAAGACATCTTGAGTCTTAAAGTATCGCGGAAACCGCTGGAATATGGTGTCAATCAATGCCACTATACAATACCACCCAGTACGGTTAAAGTTATGTTTGCCTCACTGATCACCGGTATGCTAGGCTCAGAAAGGAAGATTGATTTATTGAATGGGTAAGTATAGAATTCATACTGATTACCGATAGTATAAGTACCAATTATGTTCATGGTCAATTCATCGAATTCAATGGTTACACCTGTTGAAAAACTTCCAAGAAATGAATCAGCCCTCACCACATCAAAAGTATTTGTTCCGGTAAAACGAATGTCCCATTTAACGCGATCCTCGCTGTCGGATTTTACCGTTCGAGTCCAGTTCAATACCTCAGTAGTCATACCTAATGGCCTTGCAAATGGCCTGGTATTGATATTGGTCAACGATGTATTGATAACACCCTCACTGTTTTCCATGGTCTGGTAGATATCGCCAATCACTATACTACCACGTATGTCCTGATTTTCAGAACTTCCGAATGTGGTCAATGCATCCTTTACATTCTGCTCAACTACGCTATTCTGAAAATTCGGTAGAGCACTTATTTGCGCCTCAATGATGACTTCAACCTCACCCGCAGGTAATATCAACAAATTGGTCGTGATCATCTTCCTGGTGTCCATGTAGGTGCCTACACTGGTTAATAAACCAGCTGGTGCAGTTCCACCACCGGTTGGTACAATATAGATTTCAACATTTTTTCCACAATCGAATTCAACACCGGCTCGGGCTACACCTGGCGCCAATGTCGCCACATCCTCATAATCCTGGAGTGTGACTGCCCTGTCTTTCGTCCGGACTGATAGTGGTATCAACCTTTTCAGGTCCTCAAGGTTTTGTGCCCGCCCGCCACCGGTAGCAGCTGATTCATTAGTCACAGTCAACACTACACCACCCGGCACAGTGATTGAACTGATGATTATCGTAATTCTATTAGGTGCAACATTTCCGGTTTCACCAACCGAAACGTTATATGACACCAGGACATCATCACCTGAATTCGGAATTTCACCCGTTACCCCATCACCAAATTCAACTTCCATTACCTGGCTTTCATTGAGCCCGGCTTTGAATACCTGGCTTGTAGGTGTTGAAAATCCAAATGTTTCCACAGGCAGAAAATTTGTGGCCCCTACAACCACACTGATAGAATTGTCAGCAACGTTGGCGGCTAATGGAAATGTCTGCCTGGCACTGCCATCGCTTTGACCAACATTCAGGCCTGTGACCGCGGTTACCTGGCTGGCGTCAACTTTGACCGATAGCATGCCGGCTGTAATGGTTCCGGCCGTAGTTGTCACATATCTTATATCACCACTTGTTGATACCACTGTGCCGATGGGTATATCGATGTCTGTTCCTGCCACAACATTTATCGCAAATGTTAATTCAACCGTTGCGGGTATAACACCCCGGGCACGGTAATCGAATCCTCGACTGATCTTTATGGCGCTATCAAATCGTTTGCATGTACTTAAAAATCTTTCTTCAGCCTGTCGATCGATGTAGTACCCAACCATTTCGGCAACACCTGACCACACGCTGATGAACATGATATAAGGATTACTTTCATTATGGTCAGTTATCTCAGGTACATTTGTCGGTAGCCGAGCGATAACAGTATCCTTAATCTGCCTGAACGTCCGGGTGATGTACCCAACCCATGGATTATTTACGATCATAATTAATAATTTAACTGCCTGTAAAATGGGTATACAAACGATTCAATTTCATTCCGTGCCTTAATGCTAGCCAATATGATGACATTCAATATACTGGGGTCGCTTTCTGGTTCCTCAAAACTTACGCTAACAACTGTAATCCTACGTTCCCACCGCGCCAATGCCTCCTTCACAAAGGTATCTAAAAGACTTCTGAGTATGACATCATTCTGCTCAAACAGAACGGTTTCAATCTCAGAACCAAAGTTCGGGTTTCCTTCATAAGTTCCGACCCTAGTATTGAGTATGATATTAATCGACTGCTGAATCAAAGCAGAATCATCGATAGTGTTTACACTACCTTGAGCACTAATTGTCGTCGGGTATGACGTTCCTACTCCTAGATATGCCCTGGCCATTATGTTATCCTTCCTTCACCTATTGCGTTTACTAATTGATTACCGCCTGTCGTACTGCCTGTTACGGTTGTGTTCACAGTTCCTGACTCAATATAAGCTTTAAAAACCGCTACCAGATCCTCGGCAAACTGTTGCTTTGCTTCCGGAGCCGCTTGGCCCTCATTGATTATACTATCCTCAAGATCGTTAAGTACCTGTACAATTCCTGCTATTGCTTCTATATCATTAAGTGCCATCTGAGAGTAAGTTATTAAAATCCTGTCTTAGTTCCTCGAATTCCAACAAGTTGATGAAAGGCTGCGGACCGAGAGCTGTGGCAGTAGTAGCCTCATTAATAAGCAGAAACAGCCTATTGATCAATGCACCGAGATTAGAATCGTTTGATGATCCCGCGAATAGCTTATCACTCAAAATAACCTTTTGACCTTCCCGATTTTGAATGGTGATTGTATTGTTGCCATCATCATAAATTGTAAAATTTCCTGAAGGTGTGGCATATACGAACCTATTAGGGTAATTCTCAGCTGCCTGACTAACGCCTTTACCAATCTGGTAACCTGCATATTCCCAGAATGGAAAATTTACATCACCTTCCTTGAAAATGATATTCACATTATCACCGATACTTGGTACATGGTTTAGGCCTCGAGGTATTGACTTTGGCTGCACCCATTGTTCAAGTGTAACATTTCCATATACTGCAGGGCATTGAATACGCAGCCTCATGATCTGCTCAGGGTCGTTATTATCAACTACGATACCATTATAGAATGAATAGTATCGCCTGATCGATGTCAATCCGAACCGTGTAATTTTCCTTATGATATCATTGGCTAGACTCATTATTTACCTCATCAGTTACATCATTACCGTTTTCATCAAAAAAGAATGACGACACCATACGTGTATTATTCTTTTCATCAGGACCAACACTGTCATTTACCTCATCAGCCTCATCTGAATCTGTAATATTCAGATTAATTGCATTGCGTGTCAGTACCAAAGTTGATAAGGCACTACCTGGCTTAATTATATGCCTAATGCATTTTACAAACCAATTACCTGAGTGACGCTGTGCAACGTTTTCGATGGTGATCACGTCAGTCAAGTCAATACTGGGATCCATCTCAATGGTTAGACTAGCTATATGATCATTTAAAGCCTCATCTTTTTTCCTCTTAGCAGCCACGTTGTCGGATTCCTGCTGATTCCTGGTAGGGGTTACAAGAATTTCAGCAACCTCATCAGCAACGATGTCAAGACCACTTCTTTGCGGTAACTCAGCGCCGAAAAGATCAAATTTAATGTTAGCCGAGTAACGACCAAGCTTGGTATCATCCACTGTTTCACCCTCTGTAGATTTACCATTGATTTCTTCACCATTTAAATCATAATAAGATTTGACTTCTGTATTACTCGAGTCAGGTTTCTTTTTCAGGTCACTGGCTTTTGGTTTGAAATTTTTGATCACACTATTGCCTGGCCCATAAGTAAATGTCCTGACTGAATCTCGATCAAGTGGCCGATTAACAAAATACAGCGTATTGTCCTGCACATAGAAAATATAGTTACCATGCCTTTCAATTGTTTCAAGGTAATGTATAATTTCATAGTCAGTTTGATTGGCCTGAGCTATGAAATTCCATTCAAAAAATGTGTCATCAATGACACTATCCATACCATATTTATTAGCTATTGCCTGAACGATCTGACTGCTTGTCATCTGCTGCCATACCTTACTGAGTTTATTCTTTTTCATCAATAGGCCTAAATCTGTGGCCATGACAGTAACAGTAAACTTAGGACCGTAGTTAGGCTCTATTGATGATATACGCGCAACCCGAACCGCAGACAGGTTTTGGCCGGCATACCCGTATTGAAAGTTAATGAATTCACCTTCGCGTAAATCAGGTTCATCAAGCCGCTCGGGTGACTCAAAATACATCATCAATTTCAATAGCGAATCCTTATCACTACAGTCATCAAAATCAAATGATGTTATTGAATCATTCAATAAGGTGTCGCTTTGTACCAACACCACCCTGAAAATCGGAGCCTTAGCCATTTACAAATAATTTATCGTGAAGCTACGTAAATCAGGTATGATAATCTCAGTGCCAATCAATGAGGATATATCAATCGGATTAACGATTTGGTTTGCCTCGGCAATGATCCACCAGTAATCTCGTGAGTTGTCCACCTCATCACTATAATACCGATATGCCAGGCTTATAAGTGAGTCATGCCCATTTACAAGATGATATCTGTCCTCCTCAACGGACACATAATCAATGAAGTCACGTACCAGCTCTGCACGGCCGTCAGCATACTCAAGTATACGACCCCGCGCGAACGGGTTTTCACGCCTAAGCTCGACGCGCCTATCACGGAATCTGAAATCTGACATCGTCTGTAGTTAAGTTTCTTTCCGGATCAAGTTTTAATTCAAGTTCTACTGATGCGTATACCGGTAGCCAATTGTGTAGTGCTGAAAAGTTCGTCAATACCGGTCTAACAGTATTCACAATCCAAACGTAGTCTTTAAACAAATCACCCCAGATCAGTTTCACGTTCCTGATCTGTTGCGATGATGCATTGTTATAGGTCAACGACACCAGCCAATTGACCTTATTAATCGCATCGGCCCGTCTTTCATCATCAGCGAAAAAATCCAGCGTAAATTTGATACTCTCCTTACCACCAGTGTAATGCTGAAAAGGAAAATTTCGGCTAATGATATCAATCTCCTTCAATGCACCCAATCGACTCCATGTGATATCGGGAGGAACGAATTGAATTTGCATTCTGCTAAATGGCGGTGCGAGCTCAACCAAAAATAACTGATTCTTAGTAGTTGAAATTGTCATTGCCTGGCCTCATCTAGTTCAATCTGATCAATCACCCTGCTCGATATTTCCTGGCTATCGATTTCTACGACTACCTTGGTATCTCTGACGGTCTCCTTAGTATTCTGTACCGTTACCGTTTCATTTTGTGCTGCTGTAGCATTTGCCACAGTTATATTTTGTGCCAGGTTATCAAGCCGTGGTGACCTGGCGACTCCCTGAACGTTAGCATTTATATCAGCATCATCACTAAGCCCTAAAAAGCTAAGTATTGAGCCACCAAATGGCAAGGCTGATAGTAAACCTTTCACCAGAATAATTAAACCGTTCCATGCGGATTTGAGACCTTTACCTATTTGGTCTACAATGAATGCGCCAAGATTCCAAAGTCCACTGGCAAAATTGGTTAAAAAATTTCCAAGTTCCTTGAATCTCGTGATAAGGCCTATTGCGAGGAGTCCAAATGTCATAAAGGCAGAAATGACGAATCTTATCACTGGTAAAATCACACCAACAAATACGGATGCTAAAAGTTTTCCGGCCTTAGTCCATTTTTCAAGTGATGATTCGTTTTTGTCAACTTCAATCCCAAAGAGTGCAAATACTGAATCCAAGAATTTATTGAACATGTTCTTCACCTCCTCAAAGACAGGCTTCAATTCCTTGGAAATATCTTTAAATACAGATAAAAACCCACTCACAAACGACTTAATCCTTACAATCCATGTACCTAAGTTCAAAACGAATTGTAGTATACCCATCTTATCCAAGCTATCCCGCATTCCTTTCGATAACGCGAATGTTTCACCGTTCCATGATTTAAATATCTGAATCGAAGCCTTGATGACACCACCAATTTTTTGCAGGACACCAAGAAAACCTGTCGCTGGTTCATCCGTCCCTTTCATAACTTTGTTAAATTTATTTACTGCGATTGCAGCCAAAATTAAAGGTGCTGCAATTAAAGCGGCTATTGCAACAAATGGCAATATACCGGCAATGGCCGGTGCCGCTGCAACCGCAATGGCAATCAATTCAGTAACTATGGCCCCTAATATTGGTACAAGTGTACCACTTACAAAAGACCATACGATAAAACCACTAATCAACATAGCCACCGCAGCAGCAACCCTAACTATCCATTGTCCTAGTTTGGTTTGTATCAATTTATTGACAAGTCCAAGCAGTTTAGTGAAAAGCTGAACTATAGGCCTTAGTATTGGGGTCAGTGCTGCACCGATTTGTGTCATCGTCGTCTGGAACACTGATTGAAACAATATGAAATCACCCTTAAGATTATTTAATAATTCGTTGGCAACCCGCTCAGCTGTCCCTGCTGCATTCTCATTTTGTTTGGTAAAATGCTCGAGTGCATCGGCACCCCGTAAAATAACCTCACGGCCATCACGAAATACTTTTACCTGGGCTTGCATTAGTGTTGTGATCTCCTGAATCGATTCGGCACCGAATATAGTTGTCAGTGTAGCAACCCGCTGCTGATCGGTCATATGCCTCGTGGCCTGTTGAACCCTCCTCACTGTTTCATTCAGCCCAACAAATTTACCAGTCGCATCAAACACACTGAGGCCGATGGCGTTCATTTCATCCTTTGCCGCTTTGATACTACCGGTAAGCCTGGCTACTAATGAAGTACCTAAAGCCCTGGTACCTATTGAGCCCTGAAGGCCCGCATTGGACAGTGCCATCATCGATGCCGCTGCCTCCTCAATTGGTATCTTCAATGCCGATGCAGTCGGCCCTAAAAATTTCATACCCTGTGCGAACTGCTCAACATTCTGGTTTGAGTTGATGGCAGCGTTTGCGATCACATCAGCAACCCGGGCCATTTCGCGTGCCGGTAGTTGAAACTGTGCTAATGTATTGGAAGCAATGTCGGCTGACCTGGCCAGGTTAATATTGCCGGCTGCTGCAAGGTTCAAAGTACCTGGTAAGGCATCCATTATCTCCTGAACCTGAAAACCTGCCTGAGCCAGGAACACCTGGCCCTTTGCGACTTCCTTAGCACTAAATACGGTATCCTCACCCAGTGCAAGAGATTGTTTTCTGAGCTCATCCAATTGGACGGAGCTCGCCTGTGATTTTGCACCGACCTCGCTTATAATAGCCTCAAAATTGGCACTCGCGGCAATCGCAAAACCAAAAGGCGCCAGTAATCCGGTTATAGTAAGTATCGTCGTTAGAAAGCCTGCAGTAAGTGCCTGAAGGTTTTGATTGATCTTAGTCACACCTGCGTTAACGGTTTGATTCAGCTTGTTGAATGATGAACCAATGTTACCTGCTTTATTTGAAAAAGCATCGGTCAGTGAGAACACGATTCCCATTCCCAAATTGTCTCCGCTACCAAATGCCATATGATCAAATTTTTAATGCAACTTATAAAAAAAAGAGGTCATTACCTCTTTTTACCGGGTCTTAGTCTTTGACCTGAGTTTCTGTAATTCAGCCTGTTCTTTTTCTTTCTGTTCAGATAACTTATCAATGAATTTCAGTATGCTCGTTAACTCAAGTGATTTAAAATCATCCAATGAGCCTAGCGACAACCCGCCATAATTTAAATAGAAATAGGCCTCCTCTAGGTCGCCAAGCTCGGAAAGAAAAAACTTGAGGTCTGCACCAGATCAACCATGGTATTCATGTTATCATCATTTTGATTAACGATGTTAACCGTGGTATTGAAGGTACCTTCGCATTTCTGAATTTGCTGTCGCATTTTTTCGATGTCAAGCACTTCTGCCTGTCGATAGTTCCAAGAAGATTCTACATCTTTATTTTGCTGTTTGTCATGCAAAATAAGTTTTGGCGAACGCATTTGTATAGGTGTGTTGATCGTAATCTCATTCACCTGCATTTTCGCAAAATTCTTTTCGGCTCTCGCTGTTGATAATTGCCATTGTATTCTTTTACCTTCCAGAGTTTTAAATTCTTGTGTCCGGAACTGATCTATTTGAGAATAGCTATCGAACATTTTGATGAATTCATCAGGAATGTTTGCAGGATGCTCAGGGTCGTTGCTCATCATGACAAGATCCTCATAATCTTCCACATCCCATTTTTCCATTAATTCACTGATAAGCTTATCACGGTGCTCGTCAACCCAGTAATAGGGTTTTTTCTCAAAGGCTTCCTCTGTGATGTCAAATTCATATTTCTGGGCATCTTTTTGCTTGCCTTTCACCGGCCAGTTATACGTGAATGGAAACGTTTTAGGATTCCCCAATGAAAAGTTACGACATCTGAATAATAGATACTTCAGGTCATTGGAGAGCATATTAACCACAAACTCATGTGTGATTTTATCATTGTCACCGACCCTTTGTAATACAGCCGCTGCCAGCCTGGTGAATGCTGACCTGTCATTTAGATTCTTTTGATTACTCAGGATATCCTGATCATCACCGAGCATTGAACGGACCACACATTCCACGCCGCTAGGTAATACAAATTCTTCTGTTCTCATATCAAATTTTTATGTTCATAAAAATAGGCAAAAAAAAAGAGGGTGCAAACCCTCTCTTATGTGTGTTAAGCATGTTGCGCTTAAAGGCCAAAAATTAGATTCCATCCCGGGGAGTTTTGTGGGTAATAACTTCTTACCGAAAATGTCACCTCCTCCATAAGTTTTTCACCGTCACCAGTCGATATGTAATTGATGCCGGCACGTTTCTGTGGCCACATCTCACCAATGTACCACGTTTGCACAACATCAAGCCCACCAGGTGCTAGTTCCCTGATAAATGCTGTTCTACGGCTTGCTATTGGATTTATAACAGCCTGAGCCATCCAGTCCAATATCCAGTTATCAGGCACGTCAAATGGCTTAATTTTCATCAACGTCATTGTGCTGAATTTTGGCTTACCCGGTAACTTGATATCAGACTCACCATAAGGTGCACCCTGCATAATTTCAGGCAGCTCGATTTCTGGTGGCGTCAATTCTTGGAATGCGAAATTGTTACCTCCCTGAACTTCCAGTAAAAACTGAAAGTTCATCATTGCTAAGATTCTTTGATCTACTGACATTTTTTAGTTGCTTACGTCTGTGCCTACCACAAATTCCAGCCTGTTAGAACTTGTCAATGTGGCATCAATTGATATTTTTTCAGTAGCCGGAATCGGTATAAATACGATCCGGATACGATATTCTCCATTCTCAATGTTCTGAACAGTGTTATACTGTACCTGTGTGAAGTTGTCAACGTCCTGATCACCAATCCAAAACCAATCCGTATTTTCACGGGGTCGTATGGCACGCTGATCGGCCAGGTTCCTCATGAATACTGAACCGGCACGATATGCAGCTTTCCAGGTGAAAGGGTCATTGGGCTCAAACAGGAAAGGCCTGATCAATGTATTGAGTTCCCTAACCATATGAATCACCAAATCGGCTACATTCTCACGCGCAAGGAACGATGTTCCATCATCATGCAATGAGTTGTTACCATGGTACTGAAGTTGGCCATTACTATTTACAACAAAGTTATAACCTGTGTTATAGACAGAATTTGCGTTTGTGATATTGTCAATCGAACCGTAGTTTGTCACCAAGTTATTATAAGGCCTTGTGATCACACCGCTCGCCTCCCTTGCCGCGCTGAACCATGGCCCAAATCTAACGTCCTTTATCAGCTGCAATGGGAACACGTCAATCACTGCGGGTATATCGATAGTACCACCAACGTTAGCCGGGTCAGGAATATTGATATAATCCGCAACGATACGGCCGAGATAGTTGTCGATTTTGGTGTTTGAACTGAATGTACTCAGTGCGTCACGATAGTTTATAAGTTGGCTTGATGAAAGGTTCGCGGGGTGTGTAGTATAGAATGCCATTGGTTGACCTGCTGCCAGTCTCGCATTGCAATAATCACTTAGGCCAACATCAATATCGTTGTCAGCAACGATGTTCAAAATTCTTTGTGCATTGGTCACCTCTCCAAAAGCATACCAACCTGTGTTATTATCAGGACTACCTGTGTAATCTGTGGCAACGATAGCACCTAGATCCTGACTACCACCTGCAAGTGTGAATGTTCCGGTAGGTATTGACACTACAATTGCACTGAATTGAACATCACGTAATGATGAATTCAAGTTCGCTAGTTGCTGCGCAGTTGGTGTGCTGTCAATGCCTCGCAGCACTTCATCCTGATCTGAGTCAGGCATGCTAACAACAATATCAACTTCACCAGAAACACCGCTAATTGATTCGGTAATGGTTACCGTACCATGGTAACCTGCACCAACATCCTTAGCGGTAATGGTTGCACTTGGTTGTGTTCCGGTAACACCACCGCTAAAAGTCGTGCCGTTACCACTCACAGCAATTGTACCAACTACAGCGATATTCAAAGTATATACGTTAGCATCAGCACCTGTACCAACAGGGGCAACTACGTCAAAATTACCCGTTGCCTCCTTTGTGGCACTAAAACCATGTGTACCTGTACCACCATTGATGAGATCAACAATCGCCTGTGCAACCGCAGTCATACTTGACTCAGAAGCCGTTTTCGTATAATCAGCGATTTGAACCGGGCTACCGCCAACGGTAACTGTAATTGTAACCGTATCATTATTGGCGCCTATGTTGGTGACATTCGCAGGAGCCTCGGCCAATGTTTCAGGAGATCCCGAGCTACCAGTAGCCGCAATTGATGCTTTGGAACCTTCGATCGTTGCCCGGTCGGTGATTGTCGTATAATGTGCGGCCGGGCTTATATATAGAGACACCCCGGCATCAAGTATTCGCATAGCTGCTGTGGGCCCAATATCATTATCCAGGTGACTACCAAAGAAACGACGAAATTCGTTTGAATTCCTCACTAATCTGGCAACGTTCTTTTCACCTCGAGACGTGGGAATCTGTAGACATCCGACTGATTCATCATCCGATGGCAAAATCAGCGATTCGTCAGTGACGCTGACGCTAGTGCTGGGAAATCCTATCGTTCTAGTCATGAATTTTTTTTTATGAATTTACCTCTTTTCGATTAAAACACAAATTAATTCAAATTGACGACAATATCATCATCAGTATTGTCAGGCTCACCAAAACCATTCACATTAACCTGAATGCTTTGTATCGGTTGTATGTCCTGTTGAACTATTCTGTCCTCATCGAATACAACGTGTCGAACGATATACCGATAGATACGCTCGATATTATTACCGTCACTGACATCGACTGGTTCAAAGTTCTGGAATATCCAAAAACCTCCCTCAGTATTGGTCAAATCATCATTGATGCCTTTCAGGAACCTACGCCGGTTAAAAGCCTGCCCCATTACTTGAGTCAATGCCCTGTCATCCCGGGTCTTCAATGTAATGATCCGGAATTCATATTCAATATCATTTGTGGTTTCAGCTGTAGTGACCTTATTAAAGGTCATACTCTGGCCACTTCCAACCTGTGTGAAATCAACGGGCCGGCCGAAACCAATGGATCCTGCATTGACTTTAACACGGTCAATTATGATTGTCTTTTGCTTTAGGTCCCCTCGGTTATTAAAACCGCCAACACCAAATAATTCAACATAGGTACCGGCTGATATCATCGCATTACGAGCGGCATCAAGACCTGCTGGGTCATTGGCAATGTTAAAAGCCCTTACATCCGGATGAAGGTTTTTTCTGATGAGCTCATCCTTAATTGCCCATTCAATACCTCGATCAATCTGTGCAAGTGTGAAAGGTGTGATCATATACCGTACTTACGTTTTAAGAAATTCAATGCGTTCCTATCCATAAAATCAGTTTCCTTCAACCAGGCTTTGATTTCTTCCATAACCGGACCCCATAGCGGGCGCCTGGGTATGTTCCTGACTATTGAACCAAATTCATGAACCTTTGCGATGTCAGCAACTTCATCACCTTCATCAGTTTTCACCTTCCTGAGCACACCGGCAAATACCTGCTTTTTGTTAACTACCTGACTGGTGATCGCCTGGTAATAAACACTACTTCTCACAAGTATTTTTTCAGATTTGCTCTGCCTGATCTTTCTAGCCTTATACTGATCGCTCAACGGCTGCCATTCCAAATCCTGATCTACAATGTGTTTGACCGCCCTACGTTCACCTTCAAGTCCTATTTTCTTCAGGCTGTTCCTATTGGCCAACCACAGGTCATTTTTCAGATTGGTTGATACCGCCATCACCTTTGCCCAATCACCAGTCTTTTTAACTCCCATCCTGCTGTGGTAAAAATCTTTTCAAATCAACTCTTACTAATAAATTACTTGACCCTATGGGGCCACGTACATTTACACCCGTTATCACGTACTCACGATTATTCACGACAAAAGTGTCCTGTCCCGCGATCATTTCCGGTTCATTGTTGGCGCTTATAAGTCCTTGTGTATTCAGGTCGGCAAAATTGAACAGCAAGTAGCTTTCTGTAACATTCTTTGCCCCGCTATCACTGAATTCAGATTCACTATTGCTTTCACCGGTTTCTTTAACCTCTAGGGCCAGCAAATTGAAATCTGTATCACTAGTAGTTTCACTTTTTTCCTCATTGAAGAGAACTACTGAGTCAGTGCGTCGTGTCTTTCTCCGGAACACTACCGGCACCTGGAAGAACGTATCAGTAACATCCTTGATTGCATCAGTAAATTGTTGTCGATCAGCTGCTGAAAGTAAGTCTACCATTAGTAACCTGTTTTATCAATTTTGGTAATGAATGGGGTAAGTACAGTATCACCGTCATCAAGCTGACGGCAAATTGGTAATTCATAACCTAATAATGTAGCCTGCTGGCAGATCTTCTGAAGTGTTTTACTGATTAGTTCCTTTGCATTCAATCCGAAACCTGACTTTGAAAAATCAGCCGTTTGAAATTCTACTTCAGTCACGTCAGCCTGTGCTCGTTTGATATCGCGATTACCTGACTTACCGTCAGTTGTCGTGGTTGATTCCAGGGACTTTTTGCAGAGTAAATCGTATTCTACCAGATAAGCCAATAATAGTTTTTGTTGATTGCTATAACTTGCCTCTACTTCGACCTCGGAATCTTCCAATTCTGTGAAAGGCTGAAGGTTATATTGCTGTGCAATGATCAGGTTATCGATATCAGTATCAAGCTGTGCCGGAATGGTACCCTGCAGGTAGGTCAGGTTAGTTTTGATAATTTCTTTAATCGTTCCTAATGGCATCGTATCAAGTTTAAACAAGAAGAGCCCAGTACGGGCTCTCTTAAAGGTGATAATATATCGAAGAAATTACTTTCCTTTATTGGCCTGAGCAAGCTCTTTTTTCAGTCGTGCAACCTCATCAGTCAATTCTTTGTTTTTAACCTCTACCGCTGCAGCTTCTTCAACCTTTTTGTTTGCACTGGCAGTCAATTCCTGTGCCTCAGTCAATACAGCCTCAGCGGCCTCCTTATCCTGCTGGGCCTGGATTGCATTCTGCTTAGACTCATCAAGCGCCTGAGTTGCTTTGTTAAGCAATTCATTCGACACCTGGCCAACCTTTTTCGCCTGTGCATTATCGGCTTTTGTTTGTTTAGCCTTTTCTGACTTGGCACGTTTCTGATATTCGTCATATGCTGACTTATCAGTGATTATCAAACCCTGTCGGCCGACGGCTGACAAAACCGCATTCGTTTCTTTAAGGGGAACCACCATACCCGGTAATAGGGTCTGGTGTTCCTCCTTTTGATCTCTATCAGTAAAGCTCGATGCCAATTTGCCGAGCCTGTAATATTTAGTATCTGCCATCGATTAGTTGAATTTAGTGGTATTGATTTCAGAATCGATGTCCATGTAAGTAGGAAATGCCCCGGTTTGACCCGCAGTTGCATTGTAAATAGTTCCACCATTTACGACTACCCTGGCATCACGTTTGACAATTACAAAACCTTGGCGATAGGTAAGAAACAGCCTTAAGCTTTGTGTTTCAGGATCTCTCAGCTGCTCAGCTCGTAGTGAGCCAAACTGAAGTTTCAACAACGCCCTGGCGCTGTTCAGAAAAATCGACTTGTTAGCCGCCAGGTTAAACACACTTTGGTTCTGTACACCGACCTCAGCCTGATCACGCATGAACGTGATCGGGGTAACATAGTTACCAGTAGTTCCTGATTCGACTATGTTTTTGGTGCTCTGTGCCTCAGTCGTGATGAAGTAGTTAGGACCCAACCCCAATCGATTCATTCTTGTGGCGACTCTGATCATGTCAGGCCTGTCGATTCCTGTAGTGGTATTGTCCACACCAATTTCAGGTGCACTTTCTGACATATCAGATTGTTCACCATTCAAAAGAACAGTCAAAGCCTCATTGTCAGAACCCAGTGCGAACTGTGATGAAAAGTCCTGCATAAAGATTGTCATGTCGGACAATGCCGATTGCAAAATCAGTTCTTCAGTAAGTTCCATACCTACACCAATCTTGTACAGGTTGACGCTCTTTTGACCAAATTTGGTTGTTCCGATAGGAATCGCGGAACCTTCACCTATTCTCCTTGCCAATGCGTTGGACTTCCTGATTTGTGGCATAATGATGCCATCAAGTTTATCAACCTGTCGGGTTCCGGCAATCCAGTTCATATGCATTGCCGTGTGCAGGTAATTGGTTCTGATTGGATCAAGAATCAGTTCACTGATCAGGAATCGAAAGTCATTAGGTACTGAATCAGTACCACGGGGCCCATCAAATCCAAGTACATTTGTACCGTGGTTTATCAATGATTGCTCGAGTTGTGAAACACTGGAAATATCAGTCTTCAATGCTTTGGCAACATCGTGCAAAGTCATTGAATTCTTATAGATTCCCATTGCCTGCAGCAGCTTATCAGACTTGCTGACTTCAATCTTTCCGTCAGAAGCTTTTTCATCCTTGAGGCCATAGAATTGTTCAAGTGCCGTATTCAAGTTTAGATCAATTGGCTTGATCCTATTGCCATCCTCATCGACCGAAACGCCACTTCTGGCATCAGAAATTTGCTTTGTCATCATCAAAGCACTTTCCATAACACACTCCTTCAGTTCAGTCCGATCTTTGATCAGCTTGTCACCCTGAAAGTGCTCGAATACCTTTTGACGTGACTTCTCAGCCTCTACTAATTTAATTTCCTTTTTCATTGTTATTTTATGTATGGGGACTGCAAAATACCGATTTCAATGACATCACCAACAGCAGCGCCGTTGTTCAAAGAACGACCTACAACAACATTACCTGTTGCTGAAGTGATTACATTCGGCGGCCCACTACTGGGGTTTGTTCCATCAAATGTGATTTCAGCGCCACGCGCAATGGCAGCCGTTTTTACAGTTCCTTCAATTACTGCGGTAAAGAATGTATTGACCGTTATTCGGCCATATTGATCCTCTGCGATTTCAACATAACCAATTGGAAAATCGGTCGCTGCTGCAATTGGAATCACCTGGTAATCGGCCGTTGTGTCAACTTTCACCGGTAGACCTTTTACGAAGGTTCCAGTGCCAGCCTTGAATGATAGTGATAGCGGGTACTTTTCCTTAAAATGTACATTTACTTCCGCTAAATCTTGGATTGATCCAGTGCTCATTTTATTTTCTGTTTAAGTCTACAAGGTTTACAGCGCCCTTAGATTTCTCTTTGGTTACATCGTCTTTCGGGTCAGCACTCGAGCGCATTTTGATTTTGGTGGAATTACACACCTCACAGACAGCACCAAATTCTTCATAAAGCTGACCGCCAAACATGACAATCTTAGCTTCGACACTTTCGATATCGCCATCCTTGATTTCATTTAAAATCGTATCATCAGGCTCACCTTTACTGAATTGGTTATAAAGGCTAGTGGCTTTTTCGCGTGCTGCTTCCAGAATCTTTTCGCCAGCTTCAGAATTCTTTTTGTTCTGGGCGATTTCAGATTCCAGGTCAGATTTTTCCTTTTGCAGATTCTTGTAACTGGTTTTAAGCTGCTCATGCAAATCCTTTTCGGTTGCAAATTTCGCTGCATCAGTTTTGAAGTTCTGCATTTCGACTTGATCATCCTTGCTCATTAAGACAAGAGTGTCAAAGTCCTGTGTTTCCAGCTTACTTTCGAGTTCCTCCGGTTTGCAGGCAAAGAAAGCAATCAAGAAATTTTGAAGATCTTCATTCATTTTTTTATTAGGTTTTTGAATTGTTTTTTTAGTTGGTCCTGCGACCGGCTTGTTCAAATGTACTATTTTTTCGGAGTCAAGACAATCATACACAAAGTATTTGTTGTTTGTCTCGTATAGATTCCTTAAAGGATCATCATTGAAATTGTTGAAAAACAACTCGCCTTTATTCAGGCTGAACATACGTGATATTGGTACTTGTCCACTACTATCCAGCATCTTAGCAAAAGGATCTGCCCCATCCCATACCAAAGAACTTTCTAAATACTCCTCAATACTGGTGGCAACCCGGGTCACCTCCCGGCCGTCCAACATTTCACCAACATGCATAAAGAAATCTATGGGCTCCTCAAACTCATGTGATGACTCCCATTCAAAAATAACCGTCACGCTGGCAGAGTCCACGGGTGAACCATGGGGTGAGTTCATTTCACGAACAAGCCTGGGGTGCAGTACATTGTCAATGATGAAAGGTGCATCGATTCCGGCCGGTATTCTGGTACCTGCATCATTAGTATAAGCCGCAGTATAAACCGTATTTCCAACGATACCGATATTATTGCCTGTCTCTAAGATATGATCACGGTACGCAGTCACTCCCGCCAACATTGGCGTTGAAGCTTTCAAAACGCCTGGGGCTGTGAAATCACTCGACTTCCATGTGCCGCTGCCCACAATCGTTTCTGATATGTGCCTGAATGGAAAGAAAGAAAAATCGCCTTCCTTTGGTACCACATCGATAGGGCCATCCGGGGTACCCTCACCCGGGCCTAAACCCTGAAATGATTCTTTTGATACTTTGGCATTGTGGGCCATCAGCATATCACAGCTGCTATTGAATAGGGTTAAAGCATTTTGTCCTGTGATTTTTTTCCTCGCCATCAGCGTATTTTTGATCTAATATATGAATTCTCAAATTATGTTGCTAATACCAGTGTCGCATCACACATTAGATGTAATACACAACAATTTCTACCGATCCTACCGTGGCCCCATTAGCAGTGTAATAAGCCTCTATATTTAGAGGATTAGAACTGTCCAATACTGCAAATTTCACACTTCTATCAATGACATTACCACTTCCTACATCTAACATGAGATGACCAGTACCAAATATAAGGTCCTGGTCAGTAGATATTCCGACCTCAACAGTTGGACTGGTACCATTGAAGAAAGTTTCTTGATAACTTTCGGAGTATAGCACATAAGATCCTGCCGGTATTGTTCCCAAAGTTACTATGGCAGGACTATCGTGACTCACAGTAGCTCTGACTGTTTTGACGATATGATCATTTTCTGTATGGTGTAAAGGCATTATTTTATATTAGTTAATAACTGCTGCTTGCAAAATTGTACCAAAACCAGAGGTTAAACCAGCGCCTTGCTCTACACCAATATTTCTGGTTCCTCCTGAATTTTGCCATACCTTTAATTCAAAATTTTGAGTGTTTGGTAAAGTAAAGATAGCAGAACCAGTCTGTACAGTACCAACAGAGACTGCTTGTACAGTACTTTGAGCAAGTCTTTGTGTATTATCACCGTTTATTTCTAAATAAGCTGTCCTCACTCCTACACTATTAGTGTCCCAATTAACCATATAGGAAACCATTAAAGTTAGATCACGACCACTATTATTTGTGATAATACCAACTATACTCAACGATAATCCCGTGGATGTCGGATTAGACTCAAATCTAGTATCTGCTGAATTAAAAAGTGCCCCTGCGCCTACGCTTATCTCATTTAATATGCTTCTAATACCATTTCTCCTTACCGCAAGAATAGGAGCGTTTTTTAACCTGACTAGATTCCCATTTTTTGAAAAATGATCATCATGAAGATGACTATGTTGTACATGAGTCCCCATTAAGTTACTGGTGTTGTTCTCAAAGTTCCATCATTCTCTACCTGAATCCTATGTCTAGAAGCATCAGGAGCAATCATTATGAAACTATCAAATTCTAATTCTCCTGTTATTTTATGCTCACTGACTGTTTCTTCTAGTGCCAATCCATAAACAAATCTGGTTGCTCTACCTTGAAGTAAGGCTGCTAAATCAGAATGTCTGAAAAAATGATTAGAACCAAATGTTCTAAATTCAATATCTTGTGGTATATCTATAGACTCCCATAAAGGAGAAGGTGTATCAATATCATTATCATCTAATTGAACAGCAGAACCGGTTGCACCAATAGCTGCTGGTACTGTTTCTAATATTCCAGTAGGATTTCCATCGGTACCTATAGCAGGTCTAAAATGAATAAGCAATTCGTTTTCTCCTGTAAATGTATAATCAGTATTTGCATTCCGTCTAAATGTTTGCCATCTATCTTGACGAGCTACAGTATTTTGGGCTGTATAGTTTAAGATAGTAGCAGTATCAGGAGTAAATCTGACTGTTATATCACTTGGAGCACTTTCAAGAGTAAGATCTACTACTAAATTAGCTCCATCTACTCGATATTCATATCCAATAACTATATCTACAGTTCTATTACTATATCTAGGTCCTAAATAAATACTATCAGATATAGTGCGTTTTGCTTGTGCAGTATTAGTAGCAGGTATTGGTACTTCTACTAATCTTCCAGCGTCAGTATCAACTCCACCAAGTAATATATCTGGACCAATTTGAAGAGTTCTACTGGTTGATGTTGCACCTGTTGGAAAATTAGTAATAATATGTGTTGATACACTACCTGGAGTAGTAGTAACTATATCACTCCCGGCACTTCTAGGTAAGAAGTGAGGTTCATTTGTAATTACAGCAGAAGTAGTTTGTTGTGGAATAAAGTTATTTATTCTAAACGTACCTGATACGGTAGTATCAACAAACGGTATCAAATTGGCACCATCAACGATATATAGTAATATCTTTGTAGAAACAGTATTAGCTATACTTCCAGTTAAATCTCCTGTTGCATTTGTGATAGCACTTGTAAATGCTGTACCTCCCACTTTGGCAGTAAATGTTAGTACTTCCGCATTCGAAACTACTGTAACACCGGCAATATCTAAAGCGGTTGCATGAGTAGTAACAAAATCAGTGGCCGTGTCTGATAATCCTAAAGCATTAAACGTCACTAAATAATCGGTTCCATTAATGTTTATGTTTGCAGTACCAGAAGTTCCACTTAGAGTAATATCGTCAACCTGAGCTAATGCATTTACTTTAAATCCAAATTGTCGAAAGATATTCGTACCTAATCCTGTATATCTAATACCTTCCCCAGCATCGTCATATGTTATACCTGCACTTTCATAATGTTGATTTGCAGCAGTACCTCTGAAATCTGCTAGTAAATCATATCCTGTTAAAACATTTACAATTTCTGTAGCTGCTGCTGGAGTAAATAAATCTGCCCAATCATTGAGTTTACTAACATTGGGAGAAAGAGGGTATAATGCATCTATCTTACTTCTTAATGAAGATATATCTGTAGATGATCCATTTGTAAATCTATTTAGAAGTGCTATTGGAAAATTCCCTTCTCTAAGTTGAAAGAAGTCACTTAGAGTAAATTGTTGTGATCCATTTACAGTAGTTTCAGTTATTTGATCTGAGAAATGAAACAAAGTAGATGACACCGGGAATCTATCACCTGAAATAATATCCCAATCATTTATATCTGTTTGACTTGGAGTATCCGAAATAGCCAATAACCAATCTCCTTGAGTTACAGCAGTGCCTAATAAAAATCCATCTCCTCCTATTCTATAAGCAGAAAACCTGGAAGCCCCTTGAGGTAAAGGAGTGTTTGTTGACGCAAGAGTATCGGGAATGACTGTTTGATCTTCAATAATCCAAGTATCATGCGGGGTTGAACTAGGTGCAATATTAATTCCTGTAACTCTTCTTAAAAATCCTCTGTTAGCTCCTGAACGATATACTAAAGTTGTAGGACTAGATAAATATACACTGAAGGTACTTCCAAGATAATCAGAACCACCTATTCCTGTTGGAAAAATATACAGAGGATTACTAGATGTAGCAGCTACTAGTGTAGCACCAGATATAAGCTCATAACTTATTTGACCAGCTACTAACCTAGAAGTTCCTATCTCTATAAATGCATATTGACTTAAACTAGTAATACCAATAGGTAATGTAAGAGTAAAAGATTGAGCTGTAGCTGCTGCACTAGGAGGTGTAGAAGGTTCTACTAATATATCTCTACTTGATAAAGCAGCAACTGTAGTACTAGGTCCTACTGGACCTGCTGGACCTTGAGGTCCAATAATTCTATTTGCTTGCTTAAATATAATAGCATGATTTAAAAAGCCAAAATTAGATATATTAGCAGCTATTCTAGTATTTGTACCAAGTTGATAAGCAATTAGTCTAAATTCTAATCTATAAGGAAAAGGAGCATCTAAAAACTCCTGATCTATAGTTATAGTTCCTAAGCCTGGGATAGTAATATCACCCAAAGGAACAATTACCTCTGAGTTAAATCCGTTGAACTCTATCGTTTGAGGTGTCGCTGCCTGTAAATCTATTCTTAAACTTCTAGGTGTAGTAAAAGCATTTGCCTGTCCTTCAAAGTGGGTAAATCTACTTTGTATTTCTAAGGAACAAGCAACATCAGACTGTAGTTGTATTTGTCCCTGAAACAAATTTTCAAAAGGAATATCCGCAAGTATTCCACCTACTGATGTTCGGGTAGGGATCACATCAAAATCAGTTCCATCACCTGTGGCTAATACTACATGACTCGTAGAAGGTGTAGCAAGCCCAGCACTCGGTGTCAGCCTTTCGTAATAATAATTAGGATTACTTGATGGAAGTGCATTTATCGTTTGTAAAATTTGTGCATTAGAAACAGACGCTACGGTGCCTGTAAACTCAAATCTTCTAATCGTAAGACTCCCGTTTGAGATCGCAGCATTTGTACTTACCGAACCTGATCTGGCCTGAATAGAAACTCTGATTTGATCGTTTTGCTCTAAAGCACTTTTGAAAGATAGGGTAAACTCCAAATCATTAGGAGCCAAAGGGCTTACATCAGCAGTTGTTGCCCTGATATAACTGGATTGTTCCGCTTCTATAGAAGCCACTCCCGACCTTACTTTATATAGTTTGATATCAGGAACTAATCGATCATTTGCAGTTGAAGTAGTGTTTTGTACCGTCAAATTGACAGTTATGTCATAAAAACCTGCTTCATCAATATCGACTCTGGTTGTGTCTGTATTAAGACTAGAATGGTCTGAACCGCTTGCATTAGGTTCTGCTGTAAATACAACAAAAGTTTCAGAACTAATAGCCTGAGAGGCTAAAGAAGTTGAATACTCATTATCAAAACTGTTCGCTGTTATATCTGTGTCCTCAAAAGAATTGCTTAGAATATCAAAGATCAAAATCTCAGTATCGGCAAACGGCATACCTTGATCCCTTTGATGAACTACGGGAATCTCAAACCACCCTGCGCTGCCACCCATACCCTCAACAGGTTCAGTAGTTTTGAATAAGGCAAATTTAGATGGGTTATCTAATGCTTTTAATCGAATAAACGTATTGGCAGGTAAACTTTGATATACTTCATCCAGTCTTTCTGTGCTTGTAGCAGTCCCCGCCAACCTGTCTATATATACTCTTGTAGTAGTTTGTACCGTGGTATTATTAAATCTTATTCCCTTTACTGGTGGATCAGATGTATTTGAAGTTGCATCAAATGTGTACAATATATCATGCCTCTCAAGATTAGAGATAGCAGATTCTACGTTTTGACTTTGCCCTTGACGTACAACATCCTCAGAAATAGCAATTGGATTACCATTGGATGTCCTGAGGCCGTTTAATAAGCGAATTGGATTTTCTAAATCAGAAGTAGCCATAATTATGAAGCTGTTAAAATTGTACCATTGTATGTATTGTTCACCGCAACGCCAACATTAGCAATTACGATGTTATAGTCCTGAGCAGCTATTGTGAAGCCATTAATGGCTGCAAACTGGTTACCTTGTGAAAGTGATGAATCATATAATGTAAAACCTCCCTGTGTTATTCTGGTAATTGTTCCAAGTGCCACAGGAACCGCAAAATACAATCTATATAAATTGCTATCATCAGGAATACCTGATACTGTCCAATTACCTGCGAACTGATCCCGGGCTTCAATATCGGTATTTGTAAAGTCGATATTAGTGTGATCCTGAGTGGATAATACCCTACCAAAATGCGCCTGCTCATGGGTTTGTAAATTACCAATAGTTACAGGATATGGCAGTGAGTCATGAGTGACATTGGTAAAGTCAGTTACTCGAATCAAGAATGTTAAATTAGTCGGGGCTGAACTATCAATACCACTTAATATTATTGTCTCTACTTGTTCACCATCTCGTGTTGGTACCGGCAATGTTTTATTATCACCTGCATTTACAATTAATTCAACTCCTTGAACACTATAATGATTACTGATTGAATAAGTGGCTATGTGGCTGACATTGAGGTTTGTGTTAAGGTCAACCCTTTCAGGTATATCGATACTAAAATCATGTGCTGAAGGTTCTACAGGCTCAAATCCTAAGGTACGCAGTTTGTCAGTAAGTTGAGTATCATCGATCGCACCTGTCAAACCACCAATACTATGAACATATTGACTACCATCAATTCTGTGCCAGTTCCCTGCAAAACTCGAGCTACTTGGATTGTCAACAATAGCCAGCAGAATATCCTCAGTAGAAAAGGGTTCATTGTCAACTGTACCAGGACGAGTATTTCTATATGCATACCCCTTGTTAATCGTTCCCGTTGGAAAACTGCCGGTGCTGGCATCCCAAATCAAATCTGCACCCTGATCATCTTCAAGTACAAATGGTGCATTGATTGTCGTAGGTGTGACATCAGGCCTTTGCGGAGTCGTAGTCCCAGATATAGCAGTAGTGTTACTCATTAATAGCCACCTGGTGGCACCTGATCGCGGCAATTTTAGGAATATGCTTTGACCACGAGTGAGGGTAATGCTCTGACCAATCTGACCAATGAATTCCCCGGTCTGTGCAGTTATCATCATCTTTGATGCCTCAGAATCATTTATGAACCTTACTACAAAATCAGTGACTGAATTGGTAATAAAATTCGCAATTGAATCAAGAGTTACAACTACCTGACCCAAAGGATCACGAACATTGATTACATTGTGCCTGTCGTAAGTTGCAGAATTAGTGTGTGTAATGGTTATGCTATCAGTGATAGGTTCATTTTGAAATCTTCCTGATGCACCAGCTGGACCCACTAATGATGTGGGTGATCCCCATGCGCCTGAAGCTTTAGGGCCATACAAATTATTGGCAGTTGTATCGATGAAAAAATCACCGTCCTGACCGGTGCCTCCGGAAGGTGCAGCCGTGCCATTTAATATGGTTCGACCTCCCGGACCAGTGGGGCCTATCAATGAAACTGCTGAACCCCATACCCCGGCATTCTTTGGGCCATATATATCATTTGCTGCCGTGTCAATGTAGAAATCTCCATTTTCACCCAACCCTCCACCAGGTGCACCGGTACCGTTGAGTACCGTTCTGCCGGCAGTACCCGTATCACCCTTCTGGCCGCGTACAACCGCAGAAACATTAGTCCAGTTGGTATTGGAATATATCGTCGGGTCAGTTGCGCCATCCCACCGCTGAAACTGCGCACCAACTGAAATGAGGGTTTCAAACGACCTTAGTTCATCAGTGTTATCAGTCGGGTTACCAACTGGTAAGCCGGGGTCAAAATAATCATCCCTTGCCTGAGCATCAGCGAAATTGTGATTTGAATCTATTGTAAATCCTGCCCCACCGCCACCCCTTGAGTTAATTTCTTCAGTTAAATATTGTAGTGCATCATCGATCGTGCCAAATGCGACACCTGATTCATTTTGAACCTCACTCAGAGGTAGGCTACGATTGAATATCGGCCTGTTATTGGCATCAGTGAAAACAAAATCATTGTTATCATCGAAATCAACATAGATCCCACCAGGGAATATCCTATTGTCAATTCTGACTGAATTGTTCTGTCTATAAATACGGGCCATAAGAGTTAAATTGTTTTTATGTCATTACGTTATTATTGCGACTGAGCGACCCCGGCAATTTGGATGATAAGGGGGCGTGGTTATATCATTACTTTGTAGTTGCTGTGCATCCATTCGCTGAAACTCATCTAAGTCGAATGAGGTTGCAAATGGGGATCGTCGGTTTAACGATTCCGGAGGCGACTCGAGTATATTGTTAATCTTGGTTACTGCCTGGCTGACTGATAGGACCATGCCATGCATATGCCGGCAATACGGACATGTCAACTGATCATTGACCTCAACAACTTCATATTGCGTAACCTGGGCCTGATCCATATACCTGATGTTGGCGATGTTCCTGGCTGCATTCATTGTGGTTTGAATGATACGCTTAGCCTTCCATTCCTCGAGTGTGACGTTATCAGAGAGCTCAGTCAGGAATGCATCAAGGTTTGACGGGCTATCAAGGGCAACGTTTTCGGAAAGGTAATTTTCATTGATCACCGTTACAAGGCGCTGGCGCGTATCAGGATCCATGATGAACTTTCCTAAATAGAAATCATCGGATTGCCTTAAGAAATCAATGGCCCGGGCATCATTGAGGTCAAAGACTGCATCCGGAATTTCAAAATCCTGGAATGATATTCCGTTCTTTTGCTTGGCAAGCGCAATGCCTTCATCAAACGGCCTTTGCTCACGTCTATAGAAACGATATGTTTCCATGATATTTGATGAAATCGTATCGCTGGCAGCGACTTGAAAATGCTGATCCCAGTTCACATAAAGACCGAGCAATACACCGTTCCTGAACTCAGTGAGTGTTTCATCACCGCGCATATTTTCAATTGCAACACGAGAATCTTGAATTGCTTTGCCTACTGCTGAATCAAATACAGCTTTGATTTGGAATAGGTAATTATTGACAAAGCCCTGTATACGTCTATCTGCAAATTCGGTGGCCTCGAGTTGGTAACTGTGCTGATCACCGTGGTTATGATCATGGTGGTGGTGGTGGCCATGGTCATGATGATGATGATGATGATGTTCATGGTCATCATCCTCGCATTCTACTGGAATATAATAATCATATAAATATTCATCGCCACCCATTCGATTAATGACCGATCTTAAGTCCTCGCTGAATCTGCGTAGGCGCATATTTTCGATATTGTCAGTTCCCTCGCTGCCCGGATTAGTCGAGCCAGGGCCATTTGGTTCAGTAGTAACACCATTACCACCACCAGGATTAGCCCTGAATAATGGCTCCGGAAGTGCAGGTTCCTCATACCCTAATTCAATGGCAGCCTGATTTTGATCAATAAAACCTTCATCACGTTTCTTGGTAACATTTTCAATTTTCAGTTTTTCAGTTTCTTCCTCCCTTTTCTTATCAGTGATCATCGGCTTTTCAAACTTGATTTGTACGAAACCAGGTGAAAAACCATTTAATAGCAAATCCATTAATACCACACGTTCAAGGAACGATGCAACGATGCGCTGGTAGTTGTCAATGTTCTTACTCATCTTAGCCAGCAATACACGCCCGAAAGTTTCGGTAGTGCTTTGATTGTCGCCCAAAAGTGATGGGTCCTGCTTAACACCATTATAAACCAAAGTCTTGATCATATCAAGCAACTGGCTAGATCCCTCAGCATTAACATTGGTTCCCTGCAACTGAAATTCGTAGAAATCTTTGTAGCCGATTGTTACACCTTGGCTGAATCCATTTTGAATCTGTGGGTACACATCATCGAGGTGTTTCTTTAATCTGGCTTCATAGGCTGTATCACCTTCTCCATTTCTTCGCTCAGGCCTGGCAAGTAATACAGAAAGGAACCCTAACATGCCGATGCGACGCATCATTGACCTGAAGCTTTTGAGCATATCATTTTCAGCTGCCAAGTCAATTAGTGCCGAGAATAATGGCGGTATCGCATAAGGCTCTTGCTGAAACTTTTGAATAGCAATGTAGCTATAGGTTGCCGTGTTCAATTGGCGGTAGCCTGATATGGCCATGCTACTCACGGTCGTATCACGCTGAAGGGGTAAGTATAAATCATTCTCCTTATCACGGACAAATTTGATATCAACCGGATTGACTTTGTGAACCCGCTTAACTCCAGAAAGATCTGGTTCTATTTCGGCCTCAGCTGAAACACATCCGAATGTGGCTGCCTGGTAGAACAGATCATTGATCAATGTATTTTCGCCATCAGAAAAGTCATACCAGTCACCTATCCTGGTCTTAATGTGTGTGATCATTTGGCTCCTCATTTCATCAGAAACCTCATCAGAAAAGTTGTATTCGAAATCAGTGTTGCCCAATGTCATGATATTGTTGACAGCGAATGATACGTGTCGGTTATATATGGACAAGTTTTCGAGTATGGGTAATAACTGGATATCGAAATCTGTGGAAGTAGGAGAAAAGGGATCCAGGCTAATATTGATGTCAGCCTGATCGACTGATGATCTACCACCGCGTACAGGTGTCTCTATTGAGTCCTCCCCAGTGATAAATGATTGTTGTACAGGTGTTTCTACTGCGCGCGCGCTGCCGTAAAATTCTATATCCTTAAGCACCATATCGTAAATATATGAAAAGAGCCCGAATAATCGGGCTCTTAAGGGTGCTCAGTATTTGGGGGGTGATTAACTACAAATCGAATAGTTTTTTGGCTTCATCGAAATTCCAATACACTGCACCATGCTCAGCATGACCCTTTGTACCAATTAAAGGCAAAAGGCATGACCTGATATGCTTTACTGCTGCATTTTCTTCATCCCTTACATTCTTGACTTTTAATGTCGACTTATCATAGAGCTCACGGCCATTATCCCAAATCATGCCGGAATACTGACCGCGCTTCTTTTGTTCATAACACCTGGCTATAAATTTCTGAAGCGATACATTCCATTTGATGAGTATTCTGAATTCATTGTATTGGAATACTTTTTTAAGATTAGGATAGTAGATCTGTCTCATTAGAAAGTGCGTAATGATTTGCCAGTAACTTTTTTCGATTTCTTGGCTTGGACTACATCAATGACCATCATCCACGGCTTAATCATAGTACCCTCCGCTTTAAACTCATGCGTTTTGATCGGTATTACGATAGTCTGATAGAACTTTGTTTCAAACGTAATCGAAGCGTTCCAATCATTGAAATTAGCTCCAAATGGTATGCCTAATGTCTCGCGCATGGCACCTTCCAGCCTTGTTGTACCGTTGGCGAATCCAGGCCAGGCAAGGGTCACAATTCGGCCACCAGGTTTAACCAGTGTGAGCATTTTTATGATATGATGAATGTATTGCATTTTCGAAAATGGCGGGTTGGCTATGATGCCATCATATAGGAGATCATCATCAATGTGATCATGTATTTTTAGAAAATCTTTACATATGATCCGATCGAATGAACCCGAGCGTTCCATACAATAATTTAGATTCAGGTCGTCATTCTCACAGACATCAATTGTTATATCAATGGGGGCTATATCCAACTCAATGGCACGGTTTACCAATGCGTTGACAAGTCTCAATCTGCCAGCACTAGGTTCCAGGTATCGACCGCCAACGACTGGGTTAAGCTGCTTTGCCATGGTTACCGCTAAATCCTTGCTTGTCTGATAGAATTGCGACTCTTTTTTGGCATTCACGTTATCACCCAATTTGAGGCGCTCAAGTGTTTGGGCAGCTTTATTTCCCTCGAATTTCCATCCCTGTACTTGACGACCTACCCATTTGCCACCGGCTTTCTCGATTGCCGCCTTAAGTTTTGCATAGTCATTTCCATCAAGCGGGTGAATACGTCTTGATGGGGCATATATATGCGCATCGTCAGCTGTGCATTTGTTGATCATTTCAATTAGTTCCATCAGTTAAATCGATTTTTTTGAATTGTGATTGACATTCTAGGCGGCTGATCATCATTATTGATGATCCAAATAGATGAACCAAATAGTAATCTTATACGCTCCTTAATCGAAGGTTTCCAAGCTGTGGCACAATAATCTTCCTGTTTGTCATCTGATGTAAAGTGATAATATGGCAACGGCTTGCCGCGCCCGTCAGTGGGTTTGGCCAGCTCATTGCATTTGTCGAAATACTTAGGCTTCATTTTTAGTCTTTACAATTTTCCAGGGTGTGAGGTATAAGTACAGTGGCTTATTTTTCCAGTTTATATAAACCAAGTTCAAGCCATCCCATCCAGAAAGGGGCAAAACAAAATACATGATCGAAATACGTGTCATAAATTGAATTTTTGAAATACCTGATGATCGTTCTTTCGGCGGATTAGATGTCATGTTTGTCACCGAAAACGTTAGATTCCTTTTTACATTGTGCCGAGTTAGCCTAATGCAGATCCACTGCATCAACACAAAATTGATTACTCCCAGTAATGTTATCTTTTTCATGAGATTATACTTTGATGTTTGCGAATTTAGAAAGCTTTTGGATAGGCTCAGGCAATACGGTGCCTCCCACGTGTTTAACAACCCATGTGACTACTTCATCAATCACGATGCCCATGCTTTCGACCTGGGAGGCGTTAAGCTCGTTGCGCATCATTGTGGCCATCTGAATGGATTTAAACTGTTCAATCCAATGGTCCTCAATGATGGCTTTCAAGTTCTTGTTGCCGGTGGTCTTGTAGATGTCCATTTGCATGGCGAAGACTACGGTAGCATCGTCAAACTTTTGTCCAGATGCCACCGACATATTTTCAAGTATCGTTTTCCAGTTCATAGTTATAAGGGTTAGGATTGTCCGAGGGCTTTTTTCTTGATAGTTATAGTGGTTATTATCCCCAAAGCTTTTCGGCTATGTCAACCTTTTTTTTTAGGTCGTTAGCCTTCTTTTTAGCGTAGGTTAATGAATAGCTGTGCTCCCTGTCCTTAGTTCCGTCTTTGTATGCCTTATGATCTGCAATGGCTTCCTCTAATTGTAATTTGTAGAACTCCAAACTTTCAGGCATTGAAAGATTGATTACATCCGCATAGTCTTCCCAATAGAGGGTACGTTCTATGTGTTGAGCGGCCTTGTCTGACTCTTCAATAGACTTGCGAATATTGTTATTTGCCTGCTCTATAATCTTCCTGTGTCTTTTCTCGCTGTGGTGCCCTACCTTTATTGGTTCACCAAGACCTAAGAAATCAGAGTCTTTTTTTGAGGCTTCATAGAAAGAATCGGATTTGGCATACCTTGCAGCAGCCCATTTCTTAAACTTTTCAATCTTCTTTTTGGCGTGTTCCTGAATATTATAGCCGTCTACTCGTGTGATAGAATAGAAGTAAAAGCCGTCACGCTGTGCAACAACATTATGAACGTAATGCTCGTTTTGTTTGCCTCGCTTTGTCTCAACAATGATAATTTCACCCCTTTTATATTCCTGCTCACATTGAGCGACAAAAACATTTGGGCAATATTTTTTGTAAGTGTTCATAATTTAAATCGTACTTAATGTACCATAGTATACGACAACCTAAAGGATTCAGGGTTCTCTATTAGCAGAAAACCATTACCATAATTAAAGGTGTTGATGAACCATTGCTTTGCTTTAGAATACAAATCCTCTTTAGTGCCATCCAAGTAGATGACCTCAGTAAATTCAATTCGGTTCGTTTGGTCATTGATGTTGTATTGGTAATTGAGGTATTCATAGTCTTGACCGTATGAGGTAATTGATACGGTCATTAACAATACTATTAATAGATTTTTCATTGCTCTAAATTTAGTGATTTAAGATTCTTTTACTTCAGGTAATAAAAGTTTCGCTACGTCATCTTTAAGGAGACCTTGACCATTCATTTTGCTCACTATTTGCGAAGCGAACAATAGATCATATCTACCCTTCATTTCTTCAGATAACTTTTTCCCTTGGTCTCTCACTAAAGCATCAAATTTGCTACCATGATTATTTGAAGTCTTGTTCAAAAAGTACCACTTGGCATAATCTTTTAAACTGATCTCTTTAGGCTGATCTTTGTTGCTACTGGAATATGGGCTATACTCTGGGTTTGTAACCATTTCGCTACCTACAATCTCACTGATTGTAGTTTCCAGTTTTTTTGTCAATAAATCTCTGATTCTTTCCTTGATGATTTCGTCTATTTGAGACTTAAATTCTTCTTTGAATTTCTCATGAATGGTTCTGACCGACTCGTTGATCACAAACTTTTTCAACTCGTAATCAAGTGAATCCGAATCCGAATCCATCCAAAAATCATCTACTTCGACTGTTATTTTCATATCTATAGTTGTTTGTTAGTTGATTAAAAACACTGAGGCCTAGGCGGCCTCAGATTGTTCAATACATTGATAAGGCTTGTCCCATCTGCCAACCTGCAAATCGATGTAGAAATTATAGTTTGGGTAATCAGCACCCATATCACCAGCATTATAATCAACTGACTCTTTAATCTCAGTTATGCAGTTCATCATTCTGCAGACTACAGCCTTTTGCTCATCGTTCATACGATCATCAGTCTTATAATGATAGTGATTGATCTGAAAAGTGAAACTGTCGTGCTCAGGCCATTTAATAGTCCCAGCAATTAAAGCCACGTCAACACCTGAATGATTATCATTTCTAATTGAAAATTTCCAGCCTTCAGATTTAGGAAATTCGTTTTTGAAGTTTGCTCTAATCGCTGCTACTTCTTCTGTTGATATATATGCCATGTCGTATAAGTTTGTTGTCATTACAAATATAACAAACGTTATATAAACACCAAAGAAAAACCGTAAATATTTTCTGTTTTTTTAGTCAGTATGGTTCTGACCTTAGGATCAAATGAAAGTGGGTCAATCTTGGCTATCATTCAAATGATGAGTTAATTTCTTACGATTATCCTTTAAATCATTTAGCATTTTCTGAGTCAATCGTTTAGTCTCACTGTCATAAATACACATATTCCTTATGCGTTTAAGTAATTCGACCATATCATCATAGGCATTAAACCTGAATGCCAGTTCAGCAGCTAATTCATCGCTACTTACTCCGGCATTACCGTAAACCTCAGCCACTTCAATAGCCTGATCAGTCTGAATAAAGTTCATCATACCAGTCGTTTTCACTGGTGACATCGCCGGCAGTAGCTTAATATGTTTGAAGTTGTCCATAATGGTTACTTAAAAGTTGTTCCTAATTGATCAGCTGGTATTGCCTGGAAGCCCAAATCTTCAAAAGGGTTACATGCCATAGGCATTATTGGTGCGGGTGGATAAGCCATGACTGACATGTAGATATGACCATGCTTATTCACATACTCTAATTCCTCAGGACTAAGTTTGAATTTTGATATCGTGAAAGGGATCCTTTGGCCTTTGTCGTTTTTAAAATCGTTGTGTACCGATACGGCAACTGGCAAATCATTGGTGTTCGGGTTGTTGCCCGCTCCAAGTAATAAATTTGTTTCTTTAAAGGTTGTTGATTTCATAGTTCAATAGTGTTAATCGTAAATTGAAATTTCCAGGCCTTTTTTACATTCGTCCATTACTTGGTGCATAATGATCCTGGCATCATTAAAAAGCATTTCATAACATGTATGCTCATCGAATTCTATCATGTTATAGTCCTTCAATGACTTATCGATTGTGAATATTGCTTCCAGATAATGCTGAGCTAAAGCCGCATTATTGGCCTCGAGCTCAGTTACATAGTCAGCTGCTTTATGTGCAGTAATTACTTTAGGCGATTCGACAAATGTGATACACCTAGTGCCATGTGAATTCATCATGTCAACAAGGTCATGAAGTAATGCCGATGACTGTTTTTTACATGGAACTTTGCCAGGCATAGAGTACCATTTTGAACTTTGCTTTTTGAAAAATTCAGTTGAACCGTCCTCATATCTAAGCATCATCAGGCTTTTCTTATAGAAAGCGAACCTGATACCGAACTTATTTACATCTACCTTTGACAAAAGGTAATGCAAGAAATTCGCCAATAAGTCTTTAAACCGGTTACGCCTCAATGCTTTCATCACCACAAACTAAAGTTGTAATACAAACATCAATGACGCTTGATATCTCATACAATAGGTCAAGCCTTGGATTTGCTACACCTTTCTCAATACTCCATATCGTTTTTTCACTGCATCCAACCTTTTGGGCGAGCTCGGCCTGGCTTAGCTTCATTTTTGAACGGCCTTCTTTGATGTGTCGTCTAAGATTTGATAAATACTTATCAGTTTGTACTTTTAAATTCTCGTCCATGCTATTTCTGTTTAAGTTTGGCAAATTTCAAGTCGTGTGCCTTGATCAATGAAATTACTACCTCATCGAAAACGGGTTCAGTAACCTCAAACACCCGATAGGCTTGTTGTATTTGGGAATGCTCAAGGTCAATAAGATCATGAAACCATGATGAAAGGGTATACCTACCACGTGACAGTATCACTTCAGTTTCATTGGTTCTGTCTTCATATGTTCTGATCATGATAGAACCTTTAAAAATCATCCTTAGAGAAACCCCTACGAACACCAAATAACATTTTTGACAGTCAGGTGATACTTTCCAAGGATCTACCAATTGATTAGGAATTACTATGGTGTGTTCAGTCATTAAGTTGTCCATTTTATTTGTGGTTTCTTAGTTCAAGTAAATTCAATTTTTAACAAGTTCAAAGAAAAACAGTAAATATTTTCTGGAATACTTTTGCTGTTTGGTTTGGAGGGTTAATGCTGTTGAGGCACGTCTTCAATCGATTCAAGCACTTTGGCTATTCTGATGATATTATAAATCGGTCGATAGTGTCTCTTTGTCTTTAAGTTCCCTAGGGCACCTACTTCTTGCCTGTTCTCCCAAATCCTTACTGAGTCTTCGTTTATCTGAAACTGTCTTTTTAGGCTTCTATAAGTGCTATGTAGAGATGTTTTAAAGTGACCCGTAATACATGTATTGTCGGACACCTCTTCGTCTATCCACAAGTCTTCTACACTTGGGGTATGCCATTCGCCATTATCAACAGCATCAGAAAGTATGCCTTGAATTGTCGTTTTATCGAGTTCTAATAGTTTCTTCATCTTCTTTACTGCTTGGTTTGAATACCTGATTCCTGATTAATGATTTGTTTAATTGCATTTCATCGGGTTTGGTTAATACGGTCATGAATCCAACGCCTGTACTTAAGTAAAGCACTTGCCGGACCTCCGGAATCTATATTGTTCTTATTCCACCATATAGCTACTTCCCCATCACCTGGCTGGTATATGAGTTTAGAATATTCTTTTATGGCATTTTCAATGGCAAATCTTACATCGGATCTCCTGGCATCACAAAGGGCTTCATCTGTCCATTTTTCGATTATCTGTTGTATTTTATCTTCCATACTATTGGGGTATAGGGGTTAAACTAAACTCATAATTACGAAGCCTTTTTTTATTCCGAATTGACCGCCTTTGAGAATGTATCCAACACTTTTGTAATCTTCTTCACCAGTATATTTCTTGGTAACTGGGTCGTACTCTTTTAGAATCAATACATCGCCTTCTCTAAAGTCTCTGTCATCATTTCTAACCTCGAATTTCTTCTTACCTGACTTTATGGCTTGGAAGTATTCCGGCCATGTCTTCAGCGTGTGGAATGTGTAGTTTCCAGTGTTTAAAGAAGTTGACTTCCTGGGGGTTGTGAACTTATTTTGATTATGTCGTTTCATAGATATAAAATACTAATTTTCAGTCACTTATGCTATTTATTCTTCCTGGTTTTCACCGTCTTCAGTAGTGTTCTTTGACGTGTTTTCGTCCTTACTTAAGTCTATGTTTCGATCCTTACAAAGCTGTATGAAACGACCTCTGGTACTTAGTTCTTCTCCCAAAACTCCAGCCATCATAAACTTCCGATCATCATTAAAATAATCAAGAGTGTAACCATCCTTTTTAAGTGTTGACCAAACTTCGTATTCTCTGTGATCCCACCCAGGGAAAAGAGGTGTCCAGTTCTTCCAGTCTTGCAAATCTGAATTGTATATTAGATCAGAAGCAGGTCCAAACACTGTATTCCTTTGTATATGATTGTATCTTGGGTTATCAATGTTAGGTTCTTCCGGCCTTACGAAGTCACTAAGCACTAATGGCTTTCTAAGTTCTTTGTTGGCTTCATCAAGTATTCGACATACAATTCCTCCAGGAGAAGCTTTTGAATCACCATACTGACTTTGTATAAATTCTGCACTACTTGAATCGTTTAGCAGCCAGTCAATCAAATCTCCCTGATCTCCTATTTTTCCGTATCTCGCTATATCGTATAAAATCATATATAACCTATTTTACCACCTCCAATATATCCCATATTTTTAGGATACTTCTTTTCATTATTCTGTTGATACCAGTCTTTAGCACATTCATCTGAACAAAAAGCTGAATCAGCTCTATGATGTGGCCAGCCACACTCTTTGCATCTGCGATTACTACCATAAGTATTAGGTATTAATTTCTGTGTTTTCATCTCTCTTTCCATTACTTGTTATTTTTAGTTAGGGGTTAGACTGCCTTAAAACATATATTCTGTATAGAATTAGAATTGTCTCAAAAGAAGGTTGTCTAATTTTTCCATTTTCCAGTTGAGACAAATAGGCATTAGATATACCGGATTGATCTTCCACCTGTCGCAAAGTCATACCTTTCCTTAATCTGTGCTTCTTTAGTGATTTTGAAAACTCATGTAATTCGATCAAAAACTGATGTCTTATGTAGTCGAATTTGAATTCTTTTACTTTCATTCTTCTTCTACTTTAATGGTGAGTTCTTGATCTCTTGATCAAGCCAGTAATTCATTGATGCAAGAGCATTAGCTTGGCCTGCATAGAATTGGGCTTCCATATCATTACCTAATTCCTTAGCCTTAAAA